ACGAGGCGCGCATTAAAGTTATTAAGGCTCGCGTTCGTGGTGGTAAAGTTCAACGTCGAGTTAAAAAGTCAAACGTTGCTGGAATGACATTGCGTGGTGGTAAACTAACTCGGATGTCTCCAGCAGAGCGCCGTCGTCGGAAGATGGGCGCCCGTAAAGCGAAGCTTAAAAGAAAGTCCCAAATGGGCAGAATTTTGATGAAGCGTAAACGCTCCATGAACAGAAGAAAGGCAATGGGTATATGAAACTCATTAAGGAAGAAGTAACAGACGTTCAGTACCTTGTTGAAGAAGACAAGGAAACTAAGCAGAAGAATTATTTCATTACAGGCATCTTCATGCAATCTGAGAAGAAGAACCGTAATGGCCGTATTTATCCACAAGGTATTCTATCTCGCGAAGTGGAACGATACAACCAAAACTATGTTAACAAGAATAGAGCTTTCGGTGAACTAGGACATCCAGATTCACCCTCTATTAATCTCGACCGTGTGTCTCATATGATCACACAACTATATCCTGATGGTAATAATTTTATCGGTAAAGCTAAAATTTTAGATACTCCTAATGGCAAGATTGTGAAGTCTTTGCTGGACGGTGGTGCAAGTTTAGGCGTTTCCACTAGAGGCGTAGGGTCTCTTAAAGAAGGAAACGGATATAAACTAGTTCAAGACGATTTTCATCTAGCAACAGCCGGTGATATCGTTGCGGATCCTTCTGCTCAAGATGCTTTTGTACAAGGCATTATGGAAAGCAAAGAATGGATTCTAGATGGAACAGGATGGAAAGAAGTAGACTACTACACTGCTAAGAGACAGCTACAGGAAGCTTCTAAAGCTGATATCGAAGCTGTAAGTCTGCGACTTTTTGAGAATTTTATGTCAAAACTTGCAAAATACTAAATAATTTCAAAAGGAGTTAAATATGGCAAGATCGCTTACCGAAACAGCAAAGGCTATTCTCATGAATGAGACAGCCAATGCCGAAACATTAAAGCCTGGATCAAAGCAAACTGATTCAATGGAAAAGCTTGAAGGTTCTGCTTCAACAAAAATTGCTGATGCACCAGTTCATGCTACACCAAACAGCGGTACAAACGCTGGTATGGCAGCTGCTGCACCACTCAAGAAAGACACATCTGCTCCTACAAAGAGCGCAAAGGCTGCCGAACCAACACAGCATCTTGAAGAAGATGATGAAGTTGATGGTGATGATATTGAGATTTCTGAAGAACTAGCTGAATTCATCGACAAGATGGTAGCTGAAGGTGCTTCAGAAGACGAAATTGCTGCTGCTATCGAAGAAAACTTCGAACTCGTTGAAGAAAAAGACGAAGAAAAAGAAGATGATGAAGACGAAGATGAAGAAGAAGACGATAAGGAAGACATGAAGGAATCATATCAGATTGATATGTCTGAACATGTTAACGCTCTTCTAGAAGGCGAAAATCTATCTGAAGAATTCCGCGCTAAAGCTACAACAATTTTTGAAGCTGCTGTTAACGCAAAGCTACAAGAAGAACTAGCTGCTCTTGAAGAAGCATTTGCTTCTACTCTTGAAGAAGAAGTAAAGAATATTCAAGAAGAACTTGCTTCAAACGTTGATGATTACCTAAACTACGTTGTAGAGCAGTGGGTATCTGAGAATGAAGTAGCTATCGAAGCTGGTCTTCGCACAGAATTAACAGAAGAATTTATTTCAGGTCTTCGTCAGCTTTTTGCTGAAAACTACATTGATATTCCAGAAGACAAGGTATCAGTAGTTGAAGAGCTTGGTTCTACTGTTGAAGAACTTCAGGCTAAGCTGAATGAAGAAATTGAACGTAATGTAGAACTTTCAAAGGTTCTAGCGGAAAGCCAGAAGACTGAAATTCTTAATACTGTAGTTGAAGGCCTTGCCGCAACTCAGGCAGAGAGACTTAAGTCTTTGGCTGAAAATGTTGATTTCAATAATGCAGATGAGTTTACATCTAAGATTACAACTCTTCGCGAAAACTATTTCCCAACGACAGTAAAGGCTCAAAAGGAACTTGATTCCGTTGATGCAACTGCCGATGGTAAGTCAATGATTCAGGAAGAACTACAGGGTCCAATGGCAAAATATGTACAGGCTCTTGGTAAAAAGCTTCCGAACTAAAAAAACTAAATAATATAGAATCTCAAAAGGAGAAAGAAATGTTTTTAACCGAACAACTAGAACAGAAGTGGTCTCCAGTTCTTGACCACGACGGTCTACCAAAGATTGGCAATGCTTACAAGCGTGCCGTAACTGCCGTTATTCTTGAGAACCAGGAAAAGGCAATGGCTGAAGAATCTCGTATGATCAACGAGTCAGCACCAACTAACTCAGTTTCTGGTGGTGCAGTATCTAACTACGATCCAATTCTTATCTCATTGGTTCGTCGTTCACTACCAAAGCTAATGGCTCACGACATTGCTGGCGTTCAGCCAATGACAGGCCCAACTGGCTTGATCTTCGCTATGCGTTCCAAGTACACAAACAACTCAAAGACAAAGACAGATTGGACAGAATCATTCTTCAACGAAGCTGATACCAAGTATTCTGCTTCGAATGCTGCTGGTAACACATCTTCAGTTGGTACCAACGTTGGTTCAAACCCTGTTTCTAACACAGCTAATACAGGTGCTTACACAACTGGCATTGGTATGTCAACTGCTCAGGCGGAAGCTCTAGGCGATGCAGGTAACAATGCTTTCGCTGAAATGGCTTTCTCAATTGAGAAGCTAACTGTTACAGCACGTTCACGCGCGCTCAAGGCAGAATACACAATGGAACTTGCTCAGGATCTTAAGGCTGTTCACGGTCTAGACGCTGAGACAGAACTTGCTAACATTCTGTCAACAGAAATTCTTGCTGAAATCAACCGCGAACTTATCCGCACAGTTTATAACTCTGCTGTTGTTGGCGCTCAGTACGGCACGACAACTGCTGGTACATTCGACCTTGACACAGACTCAAACGGCCGTTGGTCAGTTGAAAAGTTCAAGGGTCTTGTATTCCAAATCGAACGCGAGTGCAATGCAATTGCTAAGGGTACTCGTCGCGGTAAGGGTAACATCATGATCGTTTCTTCAGATGTTGCTTCTGCTCTCGCTATGGCTGGTGTTCTCGACTACACACCTGCTCTAAATGTTAACCTTGAAGTTGACGATACAGGCAACACATACGCTGGTACAATGCACGGCCGCGTAAAGGTCTACATCGACCCTTACTTCGGTGGTTCAGCAAACGGCGACGAACTAGTTTGCGTTGGTTATAAGGGTACTTCACCTTATGACGCCGGCTTGTTCTACTGCCCATACGTTCCTCTTCAGATGGTTCGCGCTATTGGCCAGGATAACTTCCAGCCAAAGATCGGCTTCAAGACACGTTACGGCATGGTAGCCAATCCATTCGCTAAGGGTCTAGATGCTATCGCTGATGCTGATGCTGCTGCAACTATCGCTGCTACGGCACGCGCTAACCAGTACTACCGCATCTTCCGCGTTCGTAACCTTATGTAATCTTGTTTATAACAAGAAACGAAACTCAGACTTGGGCAGCTTCGGCTGCCCTTTTCTTTTGCATAAATAATCAAAAGAGGTAACAATGTCAAAAGAAACACTCATTACAAGAATACCAGAAAATAGCAACTTGCTTCAACCTACGAAGTATTCATTTGTTATTCCTGATCTTCCTTTTGCCAAATACTTCTGTCAGACTGTAAATTTACCTGACGTTTCAACTTCCGCTGTGGAAGTTCCTACACCATTTTCAGTCACTAAAAGACACGGAGATACTCTACGTTGGAGTGATCTGTCTATGTCTGTTCTAGTTGATGAAGACCTACGGGTATGGGAAGAAACTCTTGAATGGCTAAAATCGTTAACAAAGCCAACAACGTATGAAGAATATGGAAAACGTAAAGGTATTCCATTCAGCAAGTACTATGATGGCATTCTAACCATCAATACGAACTCTAATATAGCATTAATGAGAATCAAGTTTTACAATGTACACCCTACATCTATGGGTCAGCTAATCTTTGATACCACACAAACTGCGGAACAAACTATCACTTTGGACATGGCATTCTCATATGATTATTTCGAAGTTCAACGTCTTTAGTACTTGACACGTTCCTAAATTCCGTCTATACTAATAATTATTTTTTATGGAGCAGTGGATGAAACCGCCGGTAACTATTGACGCCCTAACTGAAGAATGGATTAAAGATGCAGGTTGGGATGAAACTGATCCGCATAAAGCTGTTGCAAATATTCCTAAACTTCATTCGAAGTATTTGCGTATTACGACACATCACAATCTGATCGTCAAGAAACTTCAAGCAGAATATAACACAAGACGCAAGATCAAGTGGGATTACTATAATGGTGATCTGAACAATCCTGAAGACCTAGAGAGATACGGTCTTGAACCTATGACAAAGAAGGTCATGAGGGCTGATCTTCAGCATTGGCTTGATTCTGATACTGAACTAAATAACATACTGTTGAAAAAGGTAATGCATGAAGAGATTGTTGATTTCTGTAAGTCAGTTCTTAAAGAATTGAATAACAGGACTTTTCAATTGAAGTCATACATGGATTGGGAACGATTTATTGGTGGAAAATAAAGTTATAATAAGAAACGTGAATGAAGCTTTTGTAGTCATTGTATGTGATGATGGTGTTGCATACGAACTAAGAGAAGCATTCACGTTTCAAGTGCCTGGTTATCAGTTTACGCCTCAGTATAAGGCTAGACTTTGGGATGGAAAAATACGATTGTTTGATGTTAGATCAAAGCAGTTGTATCGTGGACTTGTACCATATGTTGCGAAGTTTTGTGAAGAACGCAACTACGATTGGGAATATGAGAATGAAGACTACGACGAAGAATTCTCGTTAGCGGAAGCAAACGAGTTTGTAGAAAAATTAAGGCCGAAACATGTTCCAAGAGACTATCAGTTGGATGCATTCGTTCATGCCATTCGTACAAGACGTAGTTTATTACTTAGCCCCACTGCAAGTGGTAAGTCTCTTATTATTTATCTTCTATGTCATTTTCTCAGGTATAGAGGACTAAAGAGGGGGCTGATCATTGTACCAACTGTCTCTTTAGTGGAACAGTTGACTAGTGATTTTAAAGAATACTCTGAAACGAATGGTTGGAATGTTAGTGATAACATACATAAAGTTTATCAGGGTCAGGACAAGGATACAAACAAGTTCCTGACGATTTCAACTTGGCAGTCTCTTTACAAGATGCCTAAGAAGTGGTTCGCGCAATTTGATTTTGTAATCGGTGATGAAGCTCATCTATTCAAAGCAAAATCTCTAACAGACATTATGACAGGACTATCAAATGCTAGTTTTAGAATTGGTACCACCGGCACCCTTGACGGCACCAAAACCCATCGTCTCGTTCTTGAAGGTCTTTTTGGATCAGTTAGAAAAGTTATTACCACAAAAGAGCTTATGGATGCAAAACACTTGGCTGAGTTCAAGATCAAGTGTCTTCTTCTCAGGCATGGTGAATCAATCTGTCAGGCAAGTAAGACTTTTACCTATCAGCAAGAAATTGAATACCTTGTTCTTAATGAGTCCCGTAACAGATTTATTAGTAACCTCGCAGTATCTCTCGACGGAAATACCCTCGTCTTATTCCAGTACGTTGACAAACATGGAAGAATACTCCATGACATTATCTCCAAGAAAGTTGGATCAGATAGAAAAGTGTTTTTCGTAAGTGGTGAAACAAATGTGGACATACGTGAAGAAGTTCGTAAGATCGTTGAGTCAGAAACAAACGCTATTATTGTGGCTAGTTTTGGTACTTTTAGTACTGGAATCAATATTAGAAATCTACATAACATTATATTTGCTAGTCCGTCTAAGTCTCGGATAAGAAACCTACAGTCTATTGGACGCGGACTAAGAAAGAGCGATACAAAAGAATCAGCACAGTTGTTCGATATTGCAGATGACATGCGATATAAGAAGCACGAAAACTATACTCTTAAACATTTTGCAGAACGCATCAAGGTATATACAGAGGAACAGTTCTCATACAAAATCTACAAAATAGAATTGAAATGAAAGGTTAATATTATGGAAACAGATATTCAGTTCCTCAGACTGAAGAATGGTGAAGACATTATTGCTGAGATTCAAGAAACAGCAACCACATACATTCTTCTTAATCCATGCAAAGTTCTTTATCTTAAGGGAAGTAAACCAGGGTTCATATCTCTTTCACTCATGCAATGGGTATTCATGAAGATTTGTTCTGAGCAAGTCTTTGAGATTGTAAAGGAAGAAGTTCTCTTTAAGTCATATCCTGATGAGAGCTTAGTTGCTCACTATTGGAATTCAGTAGAGCATTTCATGAATTCTGCTTCTAAAGATAATGTCGAATATGATAGATATTCAAATGATGAAGGAACTTATGATGACTCTAATGATTTAGATGAGGGAATAGAACTATTGAAGAAGCTACTTGAAAGTAAAGATGATAAGGGAAAGCTACACTAAGCTGATACCTAATAGTATTTAAAGTTATTCATATCATCGCTGGCATAGCCATAATAGCAGTGTGTCAAGCGGTTGTCAAGGGAAAAGTGAATGAAGAAGAGAAATACCGTGCATTATGTTGACAATAAGAAATTCTACGACGAAATCATCAGACATAGACAGAGAGTAGAACAGGCAAAGCTTGAGGGCAAAGAAGAGCCTCGCTTGCCTGAGTATATTGGTGAGTGTATATGGAAGATTGCTAACAAACTTTCTACCATGCCTAGATTCATTAACTACTCATATCGTGATGAAATGATCAGTGATGGAATTGAGAATTGTATTATGTACTTTAAGGACTACAATCCAGAGTACAATGGTAATGATAATCCAAACTATGTTCCAAATCCTTTTGCGTATTTTACTCAGATCATATACTATGCATTCCTTCGTCGCATTAGCAAGGAAGAGAAGAACAGATACATCATATATAAGAATTATCAAGAGAGTATTGTCAATCAGGGTCACTCAGGTGCATTGGTTGACGGTGATGACAATCATGTGATGCCAAGTCAAATGTATGACAACATCAATGAGTTTATGAACAAGTTCGAACGAAGAGAAGAGGAAAAGAAGATCAAGCGTAAACAGACCAAAGAAGGTCTTAGTAAGTTTTATGAGGAAGAAAAAGATGAGCAACGAAGTGCCGTTTCAGATTGAACATCTGATTAAGAGCCTATTGAATAAAGGTGAAAATGTCCATCTACGTGGAAACTATCGTGAAAGATTAGTGAACATCAAAGATGCTATTGACAAAGCAGTGAAAATGTACGATAATGAAGCCTACATCTCCAAATCAGGGAAAAAGAGGGCATAAGTGGCAAAGATAGCATTGATTACTGATACTCACTGGGGAGTCAGAAATGATTCCCCAATCTTCTTAGACTATTTCAAGAAGTGTGTGGATGAGTTCTTTCTTCCGATTATTGACAAGCAACATATCGACACGATTATTCATCTAGGCGATTTGGTTGATCGTCGCAAGTATATTAACATCAACACAGCGCATCGTCTTCGCACAGACTTTTTGGAACCTATACATCAACGTGCAATTAATCTGCACATTATTGCAGGTAACCATGATGAGTACTATAAGGATACATATAAGGTCAACGCTCTTAATGAGTTGGTTGGTGAGAGATATTTCAATATCACCACATACTCAACACCAAGAGAGATTGAAGTTTATGGTTGCGAGATCCTTTTAATGCCTTGGATCACAAAAGACAATGAAGCGGAATCGTTTGATGCGATCAGGAATAGTACCTCTAGTATTCTAATGGGACATCTTGAACTAGAAGGGTTTGAATTCTACAAAGGACAGGTATCAGATCATGGACAAAGTTCTAGCATTTTTAGCCGCTTCGACAGCGTTTATAGTGGTCATTATCATCACCGTAGTAACCGCAATAACATTACTTATCTGGGTGCTTTTTCTGAGCATATTTGGAGTGATTATAACGATTCTCGAGGTTTCTCAGTTCTTGATACAGAAACATTGGAAGTTACTTTCCATCGTAATCCTTTTAGCATTTTTCACATGGTATCTTATGATGATGTAAAGAATCCAGATATCATTCAGAAGATACAGTCTACAGATTACAGCAAGTATAAGGACTGTTATGTTAAGATCGTATGTGTGAACAAGACGAACCCGTTTGCATTCGATATGCTATTGGACAAGTTATATAAAGAAAGTCCTGCAGATATTTCCATCGTAGAAGATGTAAATCTGTTTACGGATACCAATCCAGATGAAATTGTTGATCAAGCACAAGATACTCCTACTATTCTTGACAGCTACATTAGCAACTTGACTTTGCCTGTAGATTCTGATAAAATGAAACATTACATGCGTGATCTGTATGTGGAAGCTATTTCATTGGAGAACATTGATGCATCCTGATTATATGCATATAGGCGCAGCGGATGATTGTCTGATTGAAGAAATGTCCGAACTCACAAAGGAACTTTGTAAAGTTAAGCGTTTCGGTATGAGTGATAAGAGTAGAGAGAATATCATTCTTGAGATTGGTGACGTTGAATATCGTCTTAAAGAATACAAGCAACTATTAGGTATACCATGCTAACATTTAAAACTATTCGTTGGAAAAATCTTCTTTCGACTGGTAATATGTTTACTGAGATTGATTTAGTTTCATCTAAGACAAATCTGATTGTTGGCGCGAACGGTCATGGCAAATCCACTATTCTGGATGCCATGACGTTTGTGCTTTTTGGTAAAGCATTCCGTAACATCAATAAGCCGACACTGGTTAATTCAGTGAACGGTAAAGATTGCGTTGTGGAGATTGATTTCAATACAAACGGTAAAGAGTATCGAATCATTCGTGGTATCAAGCCTAATGTCTTTGAGATTTGGGTAGATGGTACGATGATTAATCAGGATTCAGCTTCGCGCGACTATCAAGAGTACCTTGAGAAGTTCATCCTCAAAATGAACTACAAGGCATTCACTCAGATTGTCATTCTTGGTTCTGCATCTTTTGTTCCTTTCATGCAGTTATCTCCCGCTGATCGTCGTGCTATCATTGAAGGTCTTCTAGATATTCAAATCTTTTCGGTAATGAATGTACTGATGAAGCAGAGGGCATTGGTAAACAAGCAAGACCTAGAAAATAATCGTGTTCATCTCCAGTCTCACGAAGATAAGAAATCTTACATTGAAAAGACTCTTGCAGGCTTGAAGAAGACTAGCGCGGATCGTATGTTGGAACTTCAAAAACAACTGAACGATTATACCGATCAAAAACGTGATCTTATATCAACTGTTGAGAATTTGGTTGACGAACGTAAAGAATTACAAACCGAAGTAAACGACCTCACTGAATTGAAGACTCACTTTCACAATGCAATTAAGTTGTATACTCAACATGATACTGATGCCAAACGATTAGATTCTGAAAAAACTATGTTGAAGACAACTGACAATTGTCCAACATGCAAACAGCTTATTGAGGAAACGTTTCGTTCCAAACGTGTACTTCAGTTGAGTGATGAAATCATGAGTTTGGTATCTGCTGCTGAATTTGCAGAACTACACTCAAATGATCTCCTTGTGCAGATTAGCAAGAAAGAAGAAAACGTAAAGCGCATTCAAGCTATCACTGCTGATATATCTGCAAAGAAACAAACGATGATGCATTTAGTCTCAATGGTCAATGATACTGAAGACGCAATAGAGAAGATCAAGAATGCAGACAAGATGGTTCAAGACAGTGAAGAACAATTGTCTGCTACAATTGATAACATTGAAAATCTCAACATTCTCAAAACTGAACTGTTGGAAGATCGCAAGTACATTGAGACTGCACTGGCGCTATTGAAAGATGGCGGTATAAAGACCAAGATCATCAAGCAATACATTCCAATCATCAATAAGCTTGTTAATAAATACCTCGCTCAGATGGGATTCTTTGTAAACTTTAACATTGACGAAAACTTCAACGAGGTAATCAAGTCCAGATATCGTGATGAGTTTTCCTATGCGAACTTCTCGGAAGGTGAGAAGACACGTATTGATTTGGCGCTAATGTTTACTTGGCGTACAATTGCCAAGATGAAAAATTCCGTCAATACGAATCTGTTGATACTAGATGAAATCTTAGATGGAAGTTTGGACGCAAATGGCACAGATGAATTCCTTAAGATAATTAAGACCTTGACAGATGATACAAATACGTTTATAATAAGCCATAAACAGGATCAACTCATAGATAAGTTTGATAAGGTATATCGCTTTGAGAAGATCCGAAACTTCAGCAGACTAGTATGAGGAACAAATGACTAAGACACCTGTAGCAGAATCAGCAGAATATGACAACTTTCTTGGAAAAAAGGTAGAGCTTCCTCGAGAACCTACCCTAACTGAGTTTCTTGAAACGGAAGATAGTGGTGATATGAATCCTAATGATAAGGATGCTCTTTGGGTTGGAATGCCTGAGTTTGAACAGGAAGACAAGAAGACATATAAGACCATGTATCTTCATTTCCGTAACAAGGAAGACTTTGACAAATTCGTCAGCGTCTACAGATCCCAAATCGATTCAGATCAGACAATCACTGTAAAAACAAAGAGCATGTGGTATCCAGCACTCGACCGTACAGCTAATCACCTGTTGCGTTGGGTTGAAGAAGAATGAGAGGTCTGATTTATTCAGCTAGACCTATTAGTGGTCGTGAGGGCAAGATAGTCATCCGTCATATGAATATCATATCTCAAACATGCGATGAAGTTGATATTCTCAGCACAACAAAAACAGATGGTGCTAAGATAGCATTATCTCGCTATGGCAATGTTGAAGTGGACAACTATTATAATCATTATGGACATTATTATGAAACCTTAGTTCCTTTGATGTCATCATGGATGGACGTTTATGATGCAATAGATGTGACTCCACTTCAACAATATGACAAGCTGTTCATTGTTGGAGGTATGGACCTATGGCGTTCTGAACTTACCCGTGTAGGTAAAAGATCTGGTGTATTTCCTAATGACGGTGGTCAGATCAAGTTTCAGAGTGTAGGCGCTCACTGCACTAACATTCTTGCAATGCTTAAAGCTCATAATACATACAACATACCTCTGCATGAAATTGCTATTGATCCAAACGAAATCAGTTGCGGTCTGTTTCATGAAGATGTAAAGCCAACCACAGACTACTATCTGTATCATGGTTATGATATTCCAGCTTATGGTATTAATCGATTGGATAGTCTGCAGGCTTATCTATTGACGAAGCCGGTGCCTATGATCACAAGAGACAAGATTACAGACTTTACATTTGGATTAACAATTCTTGAGAAAAGCAATCGTGAGGAGTTTATAGGTGATATTGAAGATATCGAAGCTAAGTTTGAAACTGTAAACTTCTATATCAAAGATTACAGAAATGGTCAAAATACACTGATCGATCCAGATGCATATCTGAACAAGATTGAAGAGTCTCGTTTCACATATATGCTTCCTTCTTATGATAGACACTGTTTTTCAATCTATCGCTTTATTGAAGCTATTAACTACGACTGTCTACCACTAATCAACCCTGCTTGTAATTTGGTAGACATTCAAAATTCATTTGATGTTGATTTATCTCCTCTTGTAACAACTGACATTCCTACTGAATCAAGGCGTTTGGAATTGTTGGAGTATGTACAAGATAAGATAATGCTAGTGGAGAAGAATTTCAAAAATGACTAACCCTAAAAATCCTGTTTATATCATATCTAAAGGTAGACATGAAAGCATGTTTACTTCGCGTTCACTCGCGCGTATGAAAGTTCCACATTACATAGCGATAGAGCCACAAGATGAAAGTTCTTATGAAGCTGCCCTTGATAATTTCAATATTAGGGATTATGTTACTCTGCTTGTTGCCCCTTTCAGCAACCACGGTGACGGCCCTGGTCGGGCTCGTAATTGGTGTTGGGATCATGCTATTTCAATAGGAGCTGAGAAGCATTGGGTATTAGACGATAACATTTCAGATTTCTATCGACTTCATAAGAACGAAAGAATTCGAGTAGGTTCTGGAGTATGTTTCAAAGCTGCCGAAGATTTTGTTGATCGTTTTGAGAATGTTCCTATCTCAGGTTTTCAGTATCGGTTCTTTATTGCACCCAATCAGAAGTATCCACCTTTTGTGATAAACACACGTATCTATTCTTGTCTACTCATTTCCAATGATTGTAAACATAGATGGCGTGGACGTTATAACGAAGATACTGATATCTGCCTCAATGTTCTTAAAGATGGTGATTGCACGATTCAGTTCAATATATGGATGCAGGGTAAAGCCGCAACGCAAACTGTTAAGGGTGGAAACACTTCTGAATTCTACCATGCTGAAGGTGAGCTAGACAAGAGCAAATGGCGTGATGGCCAATTGAATGCAACTGGTACTGTGAATAAGTCTCAGATGCTAGTTGATATGCATCCAGATGTTGCTCAAATGGTTTGGAAGTATGGTCGTTGGCATCATTATGTGGACTATTCAAAGTTTAAGGAAAATAAGCTGAGATTAAAACCAGGAGTTGATCTTTCAAAACTGCCAAAAGTTAACAACTATGGACTAAAATTGATCAACAATTACAATGGTTTATAGTATTCTCTAGTAAAAACAATGACTTAGCAGTAGCTATGCATTGAACACATACCAGCTATGCGGCAACCACTCTTGAAAAAGAGGGTTGCCGTACTTATATATAGTACATGACAAATTCAGAACCCCTCAGACTTGACAATTCCCATCTCGTAACCCATATCGTTTATGAAAGCAAGCCGAACGTTTTCCACGTCGACCTTAGTGCTGTATCAAATGATCCTGATTTTCCTAATATGATCGAAACCTGTTACGGAAACGAACAGCCTTTCAAGTTATACAAGAAAATGTATAACAAGCATGATAACATGCATATTGCAACTTATAAGCAATTGTATAGCCGAGCAACCCTTTTTGTCTACATCGGTTAACTATTGACTTGGACCTCAAAACAGTCTAAGATAAGTCAATAATCAAGAGGACGTAATGGAACAAGCAAATATTCAGAACGGAAAGTCTCAGCTGGCTAAGCTTTTGGCCACTGAAAACATTGCCGTACAGCATAAGCCTGGTGCAAAGACCGCATGGTTCGACGTAAAGAACCGTGTCCTGTGTCTGCCGATATGGCACAATATTTCCGATGACCTATATGACCTTCTGGTTGTACATGAAGTCGGCCATGCTCTTGATACTCCTCCCGAAGGTTGGGCTGATGCAATCAAGGATATTGCTCTCCGTGTTACGGGTTCTGCTTCTAATCGCGCGATGGGTGCCGTCAAGGGCTTTCTAAACGTTATTGAGGATGCCCGTATTGATAAGCGCCAGAAGCGCCGCTTCCCTGGTGCCCGTCGGAATTACGTGAAGGGTTATAAGGAACTCATTGAACGTGATTTCTTCGGTACCGAAAAGCGGGACGTTAATCAAATGTCCTTTATTGATCGCCTTAACATCTATTGCAAGGGCGGCTCTATGATGGGCATCAAGTTTTCTCCTGTTGAGAAGAAAATGCTTCTTGAGGTTGAGAATGCTGAAACCTTTGATGAGGTTTTGAAACTCACTGAAAAGATTTTCACTTGGTCTAAGGATCAGCAGGAACAGGATCAAGAAAACAATCCGGATGACATGGGCGAAGAAGCCGGTGAAGATGACGGCAAATGGTCGGAATCGGATGATTCGGACTCTGATGACATGACCTATGATGATTCGGAAACGGATGAAACTGACGGCAACGGTAATGCCGATGGTGAAGCATCGGATGATGATGAAGATGGTAATAAGTCTGGTAAGACCCAGTCTGATGACCGCTCAAACGAATATTCTGATACTCCTATAAACATGGGTTCTCAGAACGGCAGCGGTGATGATAACAACCTGCCGGAATCGGAAACTGAAAAGTCTTGGCAAAAGACGCAGGATGATCTGATTAAGAATTCGGACGAACGGTATATTTACCTGAAGCTTCCTCGTCCTGTCGATATCAACAAGATGGTTGTTGACTACAAGCAGGTTCTAGCTGAACAGCGGTCTTATCTTCCTAAGATGTGGCAAGACAAGTTTTGGCAAGATTCGGTTCGTGCGGAACTCATGAAGTTCCGTGCAGATGAAAATGCCACGATTTCTTTCATGGTTAAAGAATTTGAAATGCGAAAGTCTGCGGATGAATATAGTCGCACCAGCGTTTCGAAGACCGGTGTAATCGATATGAATAAGCTGCATACCTACAAGTATAATGATGACCTTTTCCGTCGTGTCACTTCCGTTGCGACTGGCAAAAATCACGGCTTCGTTATGTTTGTTGATTGGTCTGGTTCAATGCAATCCAACCTGAAGAAAACGCTAAAGCAGCTTTTCTCACTGGCAATGTTTTGCAAGCGGGTACAGATTCCTTTTGAGGTTTATTCGTTCCGTAGTGTTCTGTACACTGATTACAAGGATGATGGAGGCACTCTTCTTCCGGATACCCAGTTCTTCTCTCAAAATCAAGATGAAATTTCTATGGATCCTGTCATGATCCGTAACATTCTTTCATCTCGAATGAAGATCCAGGAACTCAATGATGCAATGTACCATCTTTGGCTCATGGGTTGTGGTGGTCATATGCCCTGTGATGGAATGTCGTCCACTCCACTCAATGAGTGTATTGCTCTGGCAGATCTGGTTGTAAATAAGTTCCATAATCAGTCTAAAGTTCAGGTTGTCAATACCATCTTCCTGACTGATGGCGAATCCGATCCTATCTATGGTTTCCATGGAAAAAATCAGTACGGTTATGGTTGGTCTGGTAAGACCAAGTACATTCTTCAGGATGATCTTACCAAGAAATCTTACGACATTCGGTACAGCCTTGGCGACCGTCGCATGACTTCTCTGCTTCTTAAGGTTCTGAAGGATCGTACCAACTGTAATCTTATTGGCTTCTTTATCAACGGTGATGGATTCCAGCGTGTTTGGGATCAATATAAGTTTGGCGTTTATGACAAGCGCCTGACTGATGCCAAGAAGTCTTGGACAAATGATGGATTTTTTCCAGTTGACACTGCAGGTTATGATGAATACTATATTCTCAACCCTAAGATGTTCAATGTTTCCACTAACAAGGAACTGGTTGTAGATTCCAACATGACCCGTAACAAGGCTGCAAAGGAATTCATCAAGTTTTCCGAAAAGAAGACGGTTTCCCGTGTTCTACTCTCACGGTTTGTCAAGCGAATTGCCGCTTGACAAACACCTTTACCTAGTCTATAATATACACATAATCGAAACACACACAAGGAAGTTCTAAATGGCTAAGCGCCCTCTCGACAAGTCTGCCTTCTTTAACGCTGTTAAGAAGGAATTCGGTGATATCGCGACCATCACCCGTCAGGAAGTTATCCTCATTGAACGTAAGTACGGAATTGATTATCCGGTTTGGTTCATCAAGGACAAGGCGCGACATGTCTCGCGCGGAGTGTATTCCCTTGATGACAGTGGTTCCACTAAGCCCGTGAAGGCAGCTAAGGCAATTAAGGCTTCCGATATTGCTTCGGAAGTTCCGGTTGCTTCTAACACTGCCATCGAAGTGTCAAATCAGCATGACATGGCAATTGCTGCTCTGCACACCAGTGTCGCTGATACTGTGTCACTGGTTCCCGCTAAGGCTTCTGGTTATGTTCCTTTCGGCCACTTTGCCGATGTCCGCATGATCATCAAGTCTGGTAAGTTCTATCCGACTTATGTGACCGGTCTGTCTGGTAACGGTAAGACCATGATGATTGAGCAGATTTGCGCCCAAGAAAAGCGTGAACTGGTTCGTGCCAACATCACCAAAGAAACGGACGAAGATGACCTGATTGGTGGTTTCCGTCTTATCGATGGTAAGACTGTCTGGCAGAATGGTCCGGTTATCGTGGCTATGGAACGTGGTGCCATCCTGCTTCTGGACGAAGTGGATCTCGGTGATGCCAAGCTCATGTGCCTTCAGCCCATTCTTGAAGGCAAGCCGATCTATCTTAAGAAGATCAATCGTGTGGTAACGCCTGCTAAGGGCTTCAACATTCTGGCTACTGCCAATACCAAGGGTAAGGGTTCTGACGACGGTCGCTTCATCGGTACCAACGTGATGAACGAAGCTTTCCTTGAGCGTTTCTCTATCACTTTCGAGCAGGAATACCCGCCGCTCAAGACCGAACTCAAGATCGTGAAGAATATTCTGCAGGCTTCCGGTTGTGATGACAATGACTTTGCAGAAAAGCTAGTCAATTGGGCTGATATGATCCGCAAGGCATTCTACGATGGTGCCGTGTCTGATATCATCTCTACTCGCCGTCTTGTCCACATCTGCGAAGCGTTCTCAATCTTCGGTCAGGATCGTGAGAAGGCAATCAAGCTTTGTCTGAACCGCTTTGATGTGGATACCAAGAATGGCTTCTTTGACCTCTACATGAAGCTGGACGAAACTCTCCAGCCGAAGCCGGAAGTCAAGACGGAAGCTGCCGCTACTAATGATGGCGAAATTTCCATGTAACAAGAATACGGACAGTGGGCTTGAGTCATTCACTGTCCGTCCTTTTGAAGACTCGTAACCTAAAATTATAATGGAGTTATTTAATGTCTCATCTTTCCCGTGTTGCTAAGGTTCTGCGTAAGAATAACAAGGGTACTGGCATCACTGCTGGTCGACTTGCACAGCTTTCCGGCTTGTCTAAGGACGCCGTGTATAAGCGCGTTTGGGATCTTCGCAATGTTGAAGGTAAGACCATCTATAGCAACTACCGTAATGTTAACGGTACTCGCAAGATGTTTTATCGTATTGCCTCGTAATTTTTTCTAGCAATTCAAAAAGGGATGCTATATACTACTGTAGCATCCCTTTTTATTATGGAGTTCACTAATGGAATTATCAATCAAAGTTGAAGACCTAAGAAAGACCAAACTGTTCATAGCAACACCTATGTATGGTGGACAGAACAATGGACTTTATATGAAGGCATGCCTTGATCTTCAAAGCATCTGTCTTCAATATGGCATTGAAGTTCGATTCTCTTTCCTCTTCAATGAATCACTAATTACCCGCGCAAGAAACTATTTGGTAGACGAATTCTTGCGCTCAGATAGCTCACATCTTCTCTTCATCGATTCTGATATTCATTTTGATCCTCAAGATGTTCTAGCCCTTATTGCTTTGGACAAAGACGTTATTGGTGCACCTTATCCTAAGAAGTCAATCAATTGGAAAAACATTGCTGCGGCTCTTGTTAAAGATCCAACAACACCAGTAAATGAATTGGACAATCTTGTTGGCGATTATGTTTTCAATCCCGTGCCAGGTACAACACAGTTCAACGTTCGCGAACCTCTTGAGGTTATGGAAATTGGAACTGGCTTCATGATGGTCAAACGTGAAGTATTCGAAAAGTTCAAGAATGCCTATCCGAAGCAGAACTACAAGCCAGATCATGTTGGTCAGGCCAACTTTGATGGTTCTCGCTACATTCACGCATATTTTGATACTGTGATTGACAATGGTTATACTTATGACGATCTATACCATCTCGTAAAGATTGCTGCACAGGGTGATAACATCAAGAAGAAGGCACAAGAATTTATGAACACAGAAAAGAATGCGTCACATAGGTATCTTTCTGAGGATTACATGTTCTGTCAGTATCTTCGAAAGATCGATGTGCAAATTTGGCTGTGTCCATGGATGAAGACGCAACATGTTGGCACTTATGCCTTCACTGGTAACATGCAAGCAATCGCTCAATATACAGGAAATCTATAATGATAATTGGTGTTGTAGGATTTATTGGATCAGGTAAAGGCACTGTTGCTGATATTTTGGTCGAGAAGCACGGCTTTGTTAAGCTTTCATTTGCTGATGCTGTTAAGGATGCAACTGCGGCTATCTTCGGATGGCCGCGAGCCCTTCTTGAAGGTGACACTTTAGAAAGTAGGGAATTTCGTGAAACAAAAGATGAATGGTGGTCAAAGAAGTTTGAGTTTGATTTTTCACCTCGTCTAGCTCTTCAATTGATGGGAACAGAAGCTGGTCGCAATGTTTTTCATCAAGACGTTTGGGTACATGCATTAGAGCGTAAAGCCGAAATGTATAAGAACGTAATAATTGCTGATGTTCGATTCCCAAATGAAATTGATTGGATGAGATCAAAGGGAGGGTTTGCAGTTCGTGTTCAGCGTGGTCCTGATCCTATTTGGTACGATACTGCTGTCATTGCTAACAGGAAAGCTGAAACTCACGAACAGATTTCTCGAAAGTTAGCTGCCGAAGATGCAATGGTAGATCAGTATAAGATCCACTACTCTGAATGGGCATGGGCAGGATCGATTATGGATTATCATCTTGATAACAACGGAAACATTTCCATGCTTGAAGCTGATATCAGTCACCTGCTAAAAGTCTTTACAGGCCCACAAAAGTCTGCTATACTAGCAGCCTAAACTAAATCTAACTGGAGAATATATTATGAAGATTAGCGAAAACACTCTAAAGGTCCTCAAGAACTTTTCAGAAATCAATTCTGGACTCGTTCTTCGAACAGGTAATGTTCAGAAGACCATCAACATGGACAAGTCTATTCTATGTGAAGCTGAACTTGAAGACAACATTCCTATTCAGTTTGGCATCTATGATTTGCCACAGTTTCTTGGAAACGTAACCTCTTTCGATAATCCTGATATCGATTTTGGTGACAAGTCTCTAACCATGACTGATGGTACTGTCGGTCTGCACTATTACTCAAGTGCGATTGGTCTCATCACTTCCCCTCCCGATAAGGAACTGACGATGAAGCAGGTTGATCTTCGCTTCACTCTGACCGATTCTGTTTGGCAGCGTATCCGTCGTCTTGCTGCAACAAACGGATTTCCTAACATTTCTATTGTTGGTAAGAATGGTGAACTTCGTCTTCTCGCGCATGAGAAGGCAAACGACACTTCTAACTCTGCATCTATCAAGCTTGCCGATCATACAGGTGAAGATTGTTCTGTTACGTTCAAGTTTGAAAATCTCAAAATGATTGCGGATGATTATGACGTTGAAGTTATGTTGAACGGCTTCGCGAAGTTTGCGGCGAAGAACAAGAAGATCAAGTATTGGATTGCAGTGGAGACTAAGTAATGGCTGGCATGGGACACAATCAAAAAGTATTCGTTTCGATCAACGGTCTTTCTGAAGCGGACAAGAAGCGCGTTAAGGATGCTGTTCTTGAAATGAACGACAGTATGACGCGAATTGCTGCTGAAAGGGATTTGCAGAAGGACACTCTCGCGCGAATGGAAGATCAGCTTGGCATTGATAAGAAGATGCTTCGTCGTATGGCACGTGTCTACTTTAAGAGCAACTACGCTCAAGAGCAGGACGAAAATCGTAACTTCGAAGAAATGTATGACGGAGTTATGAAGTAAAATGGCCGTCGATCTTTATGGTGACACTTATGTGGACAACTGGGACTATGCCAGAAAGATCGTCACTATCGGAATAGGGTTGCCTTTCTATAAAGTGATTTCATATGAATTACCAAACGAAGGTTTAGGTATGTCACTTCATAGCGAAGGCACCTTTTTTCGAAAAGCTGACATTCCAGGTGTGAATGGTGGTGGTCTATACGTTCTCTATGAAAAGACCAAGACACAAACCTCGTGTCTGTATGTGGGCGCTACAGAGTATTCGATACGTCAACGTGTATATAGATTCATGAAAGAACTTCATGATGTATCAAGAGATGACGAGAAACATCCGGCAGCAACCAAAGCTAGATTTGATGGTGTTATTCCTAAACATATCTACGCTAAATTTATGCCTATAAGAATGATGCCTAGAATGAAAAATCTTAGAATAGACTTTATGACACTTGACGAAACGTGTGCTATTCTGCTAAAATCTCGCTACAACGTTAGAAGGACTTATTGATGAGCGAATCTTTTCTCTGGGTCGAAAAGTATAGACCAAAGACCGTAAGAGACTGCATCCTTCCTGAGCGGCTGAAAAAGCCGTTTCAGGAGTATGTGGATAAGAAAGAAATTCCCAATCTCATGTTAACTGGTACTGCCGGTGTGGGTAAGACCACAGTTGCCAAAGCCATGTGTGATGAGATTGGGATCAACCATCTGTATATCAATGCTTCTGAAAACAGAGGTATTGATATGCTGCGAACAACTATTCGTAACTATGCATCTTCGGTATCGTTGACGGGTGGCAAGAAAGTTATCATCCTAGACGAAGCCGACTATCTAACTCCTGAAGCCCAAGCAGCTATGCGTGGTGCAATCGAAGAGTTTGCAGGCAATTGCACATTCATTCTTACATGTAACTTCAAGTCAAAGCTGATCGACGCGATTCATTCACGTTGTTCGGTAATCGATTTCGGATTGAAGAATGATGAAAAGCAAGAGATGGCATCTCAGTTGTTTAAGCGTTTGCTTAACATTCTGACTTCAGAAGGAATCGATTATGATAAAGCGGTTGTGGCAAAGATTGTCGAGAAGTACTTTCCTGACTATCGTCGTACTCTTAATGAGCTACAGCGGTTTAGTTCTTCTGGCACTTTGGATGCAGGCATCGTTGCACAACTCTCAGATGTTCGAAAGATTGCCGATCTTGTCAAATTTCTGAAAGACAAGAACTTTTCAGAAATGAGAAAGTGGTGTGTTACCAATTCTGACATTGAACCTGCCCGTGTGTATCGCAAGATTTATGACTCTCTTGTGGAATATTTCAAGCCCGAAAGCGTACCACAAGCTGTTTTGATCATTGCCAAATATGGGTATCAATCAGCATTTGTTGCAGACCAAGAAATCAATCTTGTTGCTTGTTTGACAGAACTTATGGTAGATTGTGAATATCAATGACGGATCTTTTTAAAGACGTTATCCCTAGCATCCAGCATACCAAAAAGAAAGTCATTACCAGTGAAAACGAGAAGGAATATGTGCCCTATGTGGTTAACAGATCCATCTCGTTTCATCTGGACATGGTAATGCAGGCCAATCAGATGAATATGTTACCATCCACAGATGGACTTCTTCAGTACCACTATTTGCTAAATACTGTAAGGTCATATAAAAGACCTTTTCAGAAATGGCAAAAAAGACAAGATGATGACAATCTTGAAGTCATTAAGGAAGCTTACAATTATTCCAATGAAAAGGCAAAGGACGTTCTAACAGTGCTTACAAATGACCAACTTGAAGAAATTAAAAAGACTTTGAACAAAGGTGGTCCTAATGCTAAACTTAGAAGATTTAATAGAGGTGAGACTGGCTGAGCCTGATGACTTCCTAAAAGTTAAGGAAACACTTTCTCGTATTGGTGTTGCATCTAAAAAAGAAAAGACTTTATATCAATCTTGCCACATTCTGCATAAGCAGGGCAAGTACTATATTATCCACTTCAAACAACTATTCTTATTGGACAATAAGAGTTCCGATTTCTCAGATGAGGATCGTGGTCGTGTGAATACAATAGCCAATCTCCTATCAGAATGGAGATTGGCTATTCTTGTTGATCCTGCTAAAAGCCAGACTCCTGTCGCTCCCCTTTCACAAATCAAAATCATATCACACCGTGAAAAGACGGAATGGAATCTGGTAACAAAATACAATATTGGCAAACGTAAAACTTAACATGGAGCTATATAATGAATCGTTTGAGAATTTTTAAGACAGATCCCAACGTCAATCTTCCTAAGTTTGCAACAAAACAAGCAGCTTGTTTCGATCTATCGTTTCAATCTACGGGCAAGACTGAGTATACTGGATACAATATGTACAATGCGCCATTAACGAGGCAACTTTCTAATGGCTCAATTAAGATCATGCCTGGTGATCGTATTCTAGTGCCTACTGGATTGATCTTTGATATTCCAGAAGGATATTCGGTACGAATTCATCCTAGGTCTGGGCTATCACTTAAGCAAGGTCTTGTTTTAGCAAACCTAGAAGCCGTAATCGATTCGGATTATGTCCAAGAAACTTTTGTTTTGCTTGCAAATAATTCCAGTGTAGATCAGACGATAAATAATGGAGATAGGATTGCACAAGCGGAAATGATTAAATCAGAGGAATATATTCTTTGGGAAATCTTCGATGCTCCAATTCAAAAAACAGATCGTGCCGGAGGATTAGGTTCAACAGGTATTAGCGTCTTCGCAATTGAAGATGTACAGAAGCCAGATGAGCAGCCTGTAAAGCGCGGCAGAGGAAGACCAAAGAAAGTAGCATAGGAATAAAATGCCAGGAGCCCATCGTCACGGCGATAAGAGATTTTGTGAGGCTACAACAATCGTTACAGGACAAAGCACTGTCAAAGTGAATGGTATATTGTGGGCAGTTGAAGGTGATTATGATACACACTGCGATGGAGGTCAATTGCAAGCTGTGTACGGCGCTAAGAATGTTTACATTCAAGGTAAACTTGTGATTTGTGCGATGGGTGACATTGCAGCTCCTGATAAACAAGATTGCGTTGTTATACATCCTACCGGTCCTACTAATCCAAAAGGACACTCTATGGATGTTGTTGTTTATGGTGGTAGAGCTGGTGGTGGTAAATGACATGGCAGCTGAACGAGCTTGTGTATTCAGGTAATAACCAAGCAAGAGTTAAGAACTACTATCCAGATACCGGACTAATTGTAATCTATGATATATATGGAAATTTTCAAGCTGGTATGACAATTGTAGGTAATGAGACTGGAACAACTCTCACTCTTACAGAATTTAACATTACTCTTGATTATGATTTGAGATATGAGCCTGACGAATGGGAACAGGCTCTGGCGGATGCTATATATGATGGTGATGGAAATATTGTAGCTCTTGAAGAGCATTTTACAGGACTTCTGTCACAAGATTATCAATTTAAGTATTACGTGGTAGAGGGTTAATGCCAACACCTATTTCAAATTTAAGAGCGACTTGGGCTAATACATCGAATGTGTTTGTTGGCATTGGCATGAATGTCAATGCTATCTCTTATGCCGCAAACACTAAACTAGTCGATTTCAAAATCAATTCAAATTCTATGTTCTCTATTACACCTCAAGGCTCTACAGCTATGGGTGCACGAGGACAAATTCCTATACAGCAACCGAGCCAAGCTGCCGTTCTAGACTTATGGGCAAGAGACAAGGGTCTATTGTTCCCTCGAATGACTACAACAGAGCGAGATGCTATTCCTAATCCTCCTGATGGTCTTGTTATCTATAATGAAGAAACAGATTTTCTTCAGATTCGTCGTGCAGGTATGTGGACAAATGTTGGTGATGTTGGTTTACCTGGTGCTCTTCCATCACTTTCGAGGACATTATTTGTTTCTACAACAGGTAGCGATACTGCAAATGACGGCACAAGCGAATATTCTCCTTTTGCATCGCTAGAAAAAGCTCTTGCAGTTGCAACTGCAAGAAACGATATTGTTCTTATCAAAGTATCACCTGGTGTTTATTACACACAAGGTTGGTTAGATTTACCTGATGGTTGTATTGTACAAGCTGCCCATCGTTCAGTATTCATTCGTCCTGTTCCTAACTTTGAAGAGCGCAACGTATTTCGTATGGGATCAGGATGTTTTGTTGAAGGATTTATCATTGAGAATTTCCGCTTAAATAGTTTGACAGATCCTACAGAAGGTTTTGCATTCAGTTTTAGACCTGGTGCAGTCATCACGCGCGTACCATACGCTCATAAGTGTGCTGTAAGATGTTCACAGCCTATAAGCGTTGTTGGAGGTAAACTAGATCCTCTAAATGGAAATCCACAATATCCAAGAGGACCTGGCGTTGTTATAGCAGACGGTCTTGTTTGTTCTCAATATTCGATCTTTCCAAACATCATGACATGGGGTGCAACACCTGTAACATACAATGGTATTGGTTATTGTGCAAAGAATGGCGGACTAATCAACGCTGTTAACGCCATCTCTATGTGGGCCCACAAACACTTCTTAGCAATGAGCGGTGGTCAAATCATTCTCAGTTCTTGTTCTACGCAGTTTGGTGACTATTCGCTAGTTGCATCAGGTTCACGCAACATCGGCGTTCCTTATGCAATATCAGGAACAATGACACCAAACACAACTGCTGCAAACGCTGTTGCGGCAGCCTCTACTACAATCATTAATAATATGTGGACAGCATTAACAGCAACAGGTACTATATCTGCTTGGGACGCATATGATCAAGAATACACTCGATATGACGGTAGTGTTTGGATTAAAGCACTTGAAGAAATGTTGCGTGGTGGTGGTTCAGATATGATTGAACGTTTCCAATTGGTATTGTTTGACGCTGTTGGTAATCCTGTATTGTCGAGCGACAAGAAAACACAATTTAAGTTTTGTTATGATTACATAAGAGACCAAATTAACGCTCTTACTGGTGTAGACGCCACATCACAGACTATGGTAAATAATGCCACTATTGCGGTAAAAAGCACAATCGATAGTCCACAAACACGCACTGAACCAAGTAGAATTGAGGCTATTGGTCATACTTGGACAGCTAACATGATTGGTGTTTGGCAAATTAAAATTCCACCAGCACAGTCAAGATTGCCAATCAGAGACAGTATTTTAGAACAAGATGGCGCTCTTGTCATTGCTACAGGACAAGATAGTGATGGTAATGCTATCTTTGCTGGTGATGTCACAATTGACGCAAGATTTGGTATGGGAGGTCGCGGATTTATTGCACCTACAAAACGTGAAGCTACTCGCGCAGCTATTACATTTGGAGGATTTTAATGGCAAGAATTACATGTCGCCAACCATCAACAGGTAAACCTGTAAACATTCGTTACGAGAGTGTTCCTAATACATTTGTTACAATCGCAGAAGCACCAGACTTTTCTGTTCCCGATCCCTCAGAGTCACAATATCCTGATGCTAGAGATCCCTCTTATCCTTCTCGAGGTATTGCAGCAGGTGAAATATTCTTTCTAACACCACTTATAGTCAAAAACAAAACTGGTGGTTCTTGCATAATTGAAGTTCGTTTTATCGCAGAAGGAAATACAGCTTCAGTTGTAAATGATGCATTGGGCGCAACTCTTATTCCTGCAGGCGAGAGTGTAGCTATTCCGTTACAAGGAAGATCCCTAATCAAAAGAAATCTTGCAACCGCAAACGGCGATTCGATCCAGGTAAAATCTAGCGTTTCGGGAGCATGTGATGTTTGGGCTTCAGCTAATGAACAAGCTTCGGCAGAGCATGTGGGTGTAGGTATCATATAATGTCGAATAAATTTCTATCAAACAAACAATTAGTTGACGACGGTTTGTTTGTTATTACCAGTGGTGATCTAGCAGCATTAAATCCTATAGACTATAAAGGTCGACAGGTACAACTTGACGACGGCAATCGATATCACAGTGACGGTCTTATCTGGCGCTTAAGCGATGCATACGATGCTCTCGGCGCACAAGGATCTCAGGGACCTCAAGGACCTCAAGGGCCTCAGGGTATTCAAGGTGTTCAAGGTGCTATAGGTCTTCAAGGACCTCAAGGTACAATTGGTATTCAAGGTCTACAAGGTCTTCAAGGAACTATAGGTGTTCAAGGATCGCAAGGTACAATAGGTTCACAAGGTATTCAAGGTGAAACTGGTGCTCAAGGCACTCAAGGCATTCAAGGTGAAATTGGTGCTCAAGGCACTCAAGGCATTCAAGGTAATATAGGCGCACAGGGTAGTCAAGGTATAACAGGTGCTCAAGGTGCTCAGGGAACAACTGGCGCTCAAGGTCTTCAAGGAATTTTAGGCGCGCAAGGTCTTCAAGGCGCTGATGGTGCTCAGGGTATTACAGGATCGCAAGGCGCCACAGGCATACAGGGCGCACAAGGCACTGATGGTTTACAAGGTACTCAAGGTGCTCAAGGTGCCACAGGAATACAAGGTGCACAGGGAACTGATGGTTTACAGGGTACTCAAGGTGCTCAAGGTGCCACAGGAATACAAGGTGCACAGGGAACTGATGGTTTACAAGGTGCTCAAGGTGCTCAAGGTGCCACAGGAATACAAGGTGCACAGGGAACTGATGGTTTACAAGGTGCTCAAGGTATAATTGGATCACAAGGTGCCCAGGGTACTGATGGTTTACAAGGTTCTCAAGGTGCTCAAGGTACAATTGGATCACAGGGTACAACAGGCGCTCAAGGTATAACTGGTGCTCAAGGAGTTCAAGGTGCTCAGGGCACAACAGGCGCTCAAGGTATAACTGGATCTCAGGGTACACAAGGTACAACAGGTGCACAGGGCACTCAAGGTATAACTGGATCTCAGGGTACACAAGGTACAACAGGTGCACAGGGCACTCAAGGTATAACTGGATCTCAGGGTACAACAGGTTCACAAGGTGCTACTGGATCACAGGGAACAACAGGTTCACAAGGTACAACTGGATCTCAGGGTACAACTGGATCTCAGGGTACAACTGGTGCACAGGGAACAACAGGTTCACAAGGTACAACTGGTGCACAGGGAACAACAGGTTCACAAGGTACAACAGGTTCACAAGGTACAACTGGTGCACAGGGAACAACAGGTTCACAAGGTACAACAGGTTCACAAGGTACAACTGGATCTCAGGGTACACAAGGCACTACTGGTGCTCAAGGTATAACTGGTGCTCAAGGTACTACTGGTGCTCAAGGTACAACTGGATCTCAAGGTACAACAGGTGCTCAGGGTACACAAGGTACAACAGGTTCACAAGGTGCTACTGGATCACAGGGAACAACAGGTTCACAAGGCACGACAGGCACTCAAGGTACACAAGGTGTATTAGGTTCACAAGGCACGACAGGCACTCAAGGCACTACTGGTGCTCAAGGTATAACTGGTGCTCAAGGTACTACTGGTGCTCAAGGTACAACAGGCACTCAAGGTACACAAGGCATTCAAGGTACAACAGGTGCTCAGGGTACACAAGGCATTCAAGGTATAACTGGTGCTCAAGGTACAACAGGCACTCAAGGTACACAAGGCATTCAAGGTATAACTGGTGCTCAAGGTACAACAGGCACTCAAGGTACACAAGGCATTCAAGGCACTACTGGTGCTCAAGGCACTACAGGTTCACAAGGTACAACTGGATCTCAAGGTACACAAGGCATTCAAGGCACTACTGGTGCTCAAGGTGCTACAGGCACTCAAGGTACAACTGGATCTCAAGGTACAACAGGTGCTCAGGGTACAACAGGTACACAGGGTACAACAGGCGCTCAAGGTGTTCAAGGTAGACAAGGAACTACAGGCGCTCAAGGTACAACTGGATCACAAGGCACTACAGGTTCACAAGGTACAACTGGATCTCAAGGTACACAAGGCATTCAAGGTATATTAGGCGCTCAAGGCACTACAGGTTCACAAGGTACTACTGGTGCTCAAGGTACAACAGGCACTCAAGGTACAACTGGATCTCAAGGTACAACAGGTGCTCAGGGTACACAAGGCATTCAAGGTATATTAGGCGCTCAAGGCACTACAGGTTCACAAGGTACAACGGGTATTCAAGGCACTTCGGGTGTAAACGGCACTGCTGGTACTGGAGGCACACAAGGTACAACAGGTACTCAAGGAACAGTAGGCACTCAGGGTACGACAGGCGCTCAAGGCACTACTGGTGCTCAAGGTACAACTGGATCACAGGGTACAACAGGTACACAGGGTACAACAGGCGCTCAAGGTGTTCAAGGTAGACAAGGAACTACAGGCGCTCAAGGTACAACTGGTACTCAAGGCACAATTGGATCACAAGGAACTCAAGGTATTCAAGGTGCTAATAATGGTGGATTTACAATTGTTAACGATACAACATCTACCAATGCCTTTATTGGATTTGTAACTGCTACATCAGGAATTTCAACAACTCTTAATGTAACAAGTACTAAATTACAATATAATCCTTCTACTGGAGCTTTTGGAATTGGTACTGCAATAGATATCATTCCATATGATAGCTTGAATTCTGGAACATTATCGTTTGAAGGTTCTGCTGGGCAACTTTTCAGTATTACAAACAATCTTACTACCGGATCGATTTTCTCAGTTAATGATGTTTCTGGTATACCAAGTATAGATGTAGATGCGGATGGAACAATTGAGTTTGCAGCTTATGGTGGAAATGTTGGAATTGGAACGACAAGTCCAACTCAAAAATTGGACGTTAATGGAAATGTAAGACTTCGTTCTGGTCTTTACGACTTTAATAATAATGTGGGCACTAACGGTTCTATTTTAGTCGCGACTGGAAGTGGAATTCAATGGACTGCACCCTTTGCTGCAGGTATTCAAGGTCTTCAAGGTACAACTGGAACTCAGGGTACTCAAGGTATATTAGGCGCTCAAGGTGTTCAAGGTAGACAAGGAACTACAGGTGCTCAGGGAACAACTGGTACTCAAGGTACGACAGGCGCTCAAGGTACAACAGGCGCTCAAGGTACAACTGGTGCCACTGGCGCTCAAGGTACAACTGGTGCCACTGGTGCTCAAGGTATATTAGGCGCTCAAGGTGTTCAAGGTACAACTGGTGCCACTGGTGCTCAGGGTATATTAGGCGCTCAAGGTGTTCAAGGTAGACAAGGAACTACAGGTGCTCAGGGAACAACTGGTGCTACTGGTTCACAAGGCACGACAGGCACTCAAGGAACAACTGGATCTCAAGGTATAACTGGTGCTCAGGGTACAACAGGTACTCAAGGAACAACTGGTGCTACTGGTGCTCAAGGTACAACTGGTGCCACTGGTGCTCAGGGTACAACAGGTACTCAAGGAACAACTGGTGCTACTGGTGCTCAGGGTACAACAGGTACTCAAGGAACAACTGGTGCCACTGGTGCTCAGGGTACAACTGGTGCCACTGGTGCTCAGGGTACAACAGGTACTCAAGGAACAACTGGTGCTACTGGTGCTCAGGGTATATTAGGCGCTCAAGGTGTTCAAGGTGTTCAAGGTAGACAAGGAACTACAGGTGCTCAAGGTACAACAGGTACTCAAGGAACAACTGGTGCTACTGGTGCTCAGGGTATATTAGGCGCTCAAGGTGTTCAAGGTACAACAGGTGCTCAGGGTACAACTGGTGCCACTGGTGCTCAGGGTACAACTGGTGCTCAGGGTACAACAGGTGCCACTGGTGCTCAAGGTATATTAGGCGCTCAAGGATTACAAGGTATTCAGGGTATAAAAGGTGATACTGGTAATACAGGTGCAACTGGTTCACAAGGATTACAAGGTATTCAGGGTATAAAAGGTGATACTGGTAATACAGGTGCAACTGGTTCACAAGGATTACAAGGTATTCAGGGTATAAAAGGTGATACTGGTAATACAGGTGCAACTGGTGCCACTGGTGCACAAGGATTACAAGGTATAAAAGGTGATACTGGTAATACAGGTGCAACTGGTGCCACTGGTGCACAAGGATTACAAGGTATAAAAGGTGATATTGGTAATACAGGTGCAACTGGTGCTACTGGCGCTCAAGGTATTCAGGGTATAAAAGGTGATACTGGTAATACAGGTGCAACTGGTGCCACTGGTGCACAAGGATTACAAGGTATAAAAGGTGATACTGGTAATACAGGTGCAACTGGTGCCACTGGTGCACAAGGATTACAAGGTATATTAGGATCTCAAGGTATACAAGGTGTATTAGGTTCTCAAGGTGTTGTTGGTGCCAATGGCGCTCAAGGCACACAAGGTTTGCAGGGTCCTATTGGACTTCAAGGTGCTCAAGGTATATTAGGCGGACTAGGGCCTCAAGGACCACAAGGTATATCAAGTCAAGGCACGACAGGCGCTTCTGCATCAATTACTACAGATTCTACAAGCGCAGCCAGAAATGTCTTGTTTACAGATCAATCTTCTGGTTTCCTAAGCACAACGTATGTGAATAGTAGCAGCTTAACATTTAACCCAGGTACGGCAACTCTTACAGCAACGAACTTCAATTCAAGTTCAGACAGATCAATGAAGTACAATATCAAAAATGTAAATGGTGCGTTAAATAAATTAGAAATGTTAAACGGTGTAGAATTTACATGGAAAAATACAAATCTAGAATCGATAGGTGTTATCGCTCAAGATGTCGAAGATGTGTTCCCTGAATTGGTATCAACAACAGATGGAAAGAAGACGGTAAACTATAATGGTCTTATCGGAGTTCTCATTGAAGCCGTAAAGACATTGAATGAAAAAATTGCAATTCTTGAAAGTAATACTTGACACCACCAACCAAAACGTGCTATAAATAGATATGTCTTCGCCTTAATGGGAAGACTACAACAACTAACTTGCATAAATGGAGTTAACATATGAACAAGTCATTTTTCGATCCCTTCTCTTTTGCTTCAGATTTTCCTAAGCAGTTTAACACTACAGTAGGTTTTGAACCTATTCTCAAGCGTCTTGCGGAAATGAGTGAAACTCTTCCTAAGATTTCTGCCTATCCCCCATACAACATAAAGAAGACTGGTGATACTACGTATGTCATCGAAATGGCTGTTGCAGGTTTCGGTAGACAAGATTTGGAACTTGAGCTTCAAGACGGAAAGTTAACCATCAAGGGTAACGTTCATACGAATGATACAGATGATAATTACATCTTCAAAGGTATTGCTGAACGGGCATTCACTCGTCAATTTGAATTAGCTGATACGGTCGAAGTCAAGAATGCTGATCTTATCAACGGTATGCTTAAGATTTGGCTTGAGCGTTTCATTCCTGAAGATAAGAAGCCTAAGAAGATTAACATTGGGGAAGAACCTAAGACTGAATCAAAGAAAGAACTTCTTACCGAATCTGGCAACAATGCCACTAAAGAATATCTACAAGACAGATCGGATAAGTAATGATAAGAACACTGAAGAAAATATTCACTCGCAAGAGTGAGCAAGATCGCATGTATGATTATCTTTGTCAGGCTACAGATCAGGCTCACTTAGAATGGCTTCAGCGTGAATGGGACCGCAAGTCCTATAATGATAGGAGACATTGGTAATGTTTCCTTATACTAATGAAGAAGCTGATTGGCTATCTGGCCAATGACACTATATATTGAGGGGGAATCAGCTCCCTCAATATTTATTATGGAGTTACTATGAACAATAAAACTATGATTACTCTTGCTGCTGCTCTATTTGCTTTTGGCACTAGTGCTGCTTATGCTACCAGCGACCAGATCCGTGTCGTTGGATCATCCACTGTTTATCCTTTCACAACCGCTGTAGCAGAACAGTTTGCTAAGAAGAATGGTGTATCTGCACCAATCGTTGAATCAACTGGTACTGGTGGTGGTATTAAGTTGTTCTGTGCTGGTGACGGTCCAGAAACTCCCGATGCAGTTAATGCTTCGCGCGAGATGAAGAAGGAAGAACTTGATTTGTGCGCTAAGAATGGTGTAGAGCATATTGAGCAAGTTACAATTGGTATTGATGCTATTGTTCTAGCAGCATCTAAGGATCATGTTGATATGAACCTAACAACCGAAGACATTTACAAGGCTCTAGCCAAGTATGTTTTCGTTGATGGTGGTTTCAAAGAGAATACTTCTAAGACATGGAAGGACATTCGCGCTGATCTTCCTGCTGACAAGATTGAAGTTCTAGGCCCTCCGCCAACTTCAGGTACCCGCGACTCATTTATTGAGTTGGTATTTGAAAAGGAATGTAAGTCTGTCATTAAGAAGAACAACATCATTGCATCACCGGAAGACACAAAGACATTCTGTCATTCTGTTCGTGAAGATGGCGCTTATGTTGAAGCTGGTGAGAACGATAATCTAATCGTTCAGAAGATTCAGGCTAATCCTAAGGCTTTAGGTATCTTCGGATTCTCATTCCTTGAGCAGAATGCAAACGCAATCAGTGGCACTACTGTTAACGGTGTTGTTCCTGAATACGAAGCAATCGCTGCTGGTCAGTATCCTATCTCACGTAAGCTTTATGTATACTTCAAAACTTCACATCTGGAATCCAATCCAAACTTGAAGAAGTTTATGGAAGAATATCAGAGTGATGAGGCTATCGGCTCAGATGGCTATCTTTTGGACAAGGGTCTTATCCCACTTAAGTAATAGTTGACACAACAGAGAGGATGCTATATAATAGTGTCCTCTCTTCTTTTTATAGGTATATTATGAAACTAATCATTGAAAAGTCTGTAGTCGTTATCACGCCAACAATCGGCAAACCTGCTTTAGCAGATGCAATTCGTTCTGTTCAAGAACAAACATATTCTAACATTCGTCATTTGATTGTTGCGGACGGTCACAAAGAATATTCTGATGCAATGATGGATGTTGTTCTGAATACTATAGAAATACCTCCTAAGAAAAATATTCAAACAACAAGCGTTCCTACAAATACCGGCGCAAAGGGTATTAACGGACAGCGCATTTATGCCGCGTATCCCCATCTGGTTGATGAGGACTATGTGTTATTTCTAGATGATGATAATTGGTTTGAACCGAATCATGTCAAGTCTCTTGTCGAATTGATCGAAGCTGAAAAACTTGATTGGGCACATTCATTGCGTAAAATATATACACCAGATAAGCAGTTTATTGCAGATGACAACTGTGAAGCATTAGGCAAATGGCCAATCTACTTTACACATGATAATCCACAGTATCTCGTAGACACTTCCGCATATGCATTCAAGCGTGAATTCATTCAGGCAACAAGCTACATTTGGGATGCAAAGCACTTCGCTTGTGATCGGATTTATTTCAACGCTATTCGAGAACGCAGTAGGTGGAATACAACGAGCAACCATTCTATGTGCTATCGTGTGGATAGTGGTCCTATTTCTGTGAACGGTGATTTCTTTATCGAAGGCAATCAAAAGCAACTTGAACATTATAAAGGAGAACTACCTTGGGTAAAGACCTAATTATTGGTGGTGCATCAAACTACGACTGGAATAAACTGAAGCATTGGGTCAACTCTATTAAGAAGTCTGGCTTTAAGGGTGATATCGTTTTGGTTGCAACGAACATTGAAAAAGAAACAATTGAAAAGCTTACAGAAGAAGGACTTATCCTTGAACTTTATGGAGACGTTCAAGAAGATGGTAGTGTTAAGTCTTTTCACAATGGTGCACCGCACGTAGAACGCTTCTTCTATATCTGGAACTATTTGACTAAGCATGGATCAAAATATGACTTTGTAGTGGCAACTGATACCCGCGATGTTGTTTTTCAGTCCAATCCTTCTGATTGGTATGATGATGCAATTTTTGAAGGACTTCAAGACCTCATTGTATCGTGTGAAGGTATGAAGTATGAAGATGAACCTTGGAACAATCAAAATCTGTTGCAATCATTTGGATCATATTTCCATAAGATTTACAAAGAAATGAAAGTCTGCAACGTTGGTATTCTTGCAGGATCACCATCTCAAATGCGCGACTTGTTCTTCATGATTTTTCAAATGTCGATCAATCGTCCTATTCCTATTGTCGATCAAGTTGTATTCAACATTATTCTTCAGCAGAAGCCTTATACTGATATAGTGAAAACCACAACGAACAAAGATGCTTGGGCAATCAATCTAGGTATTACGAGAGAAGCAGTCAAGTCGGGTGCAGGTGACCTAGGAGCTACAATTCAAAACAATCCGTCTAAGATGATTCTATATGAAACTACATACCTTGACGAACAACCGAGTATTACGGATGATGGTATCGTTGTCAATTCTAAGGGTATACCGTTTGTTATAGTTCATCAATATGACAGAACATTGGCATGGCGTGAAAGCATTGAGGCTAGATATGATCAGTAATACAGGCGATATAAGTCAGTTCTTTGACTTTCTTAAAGAACGAGATGTGAAGTCTATTTTAGACATTGGTGCTAACGTTGGCAACTTCTCAATGATGATGAGACATATATTGCCAGAAGCTCAACTGTTTATGATTGAAGCTAATCCTTTTTGTGATGGCATACTGAAGAGAACAGGAATTCCATATTCGATTGTGTGTTTGTCTAATGATGTAAAAGATGTTCAGTTCTATTTTCAAGACGGTAATATGATTGGTACAGGATCATCTTACTACCTTGAAAATACAAATTATTTTTCTATGAAGAACTATTCTTGGGTTACCACACAAACACTTGATAGTGTGCTTGAACGTGATTGCCCAGATATCGCGTTTGATTTCATCAAGATGGACACTCAAGGTTCTGAAGTGGACATTATGAAAGGTGGACAAAAAGCCATTTCTAATGCACGTTATGTTCTTTTGGAAATATCACTTATTCCTTATAACATAGGAGCTCCTTTAAAAGAAGAAGTATTGGAATACATGAAGAGTATAGGTTTTGTTCCAATCCAAAAAATTGATGAAAGCTATATGAATGGTTCACTTATTCAAGAAGATTGGATATTTGAAAAAGCTTGACATTCTGTGCTTCCAATGCTATGATTATTAGTAATCTACATTAAGAGAGGAAATATGCTTAGTAAGTTGGAAATGGAAACTATTTGGCGTGAGCAACCTTATGGTGCGTTTAAGTCTATAAAGTCCCGAATGAAAGGACGAAAGAAGTTTACTATTTCCGTTGAACCGTACGTTAAGAATTTTCTTCCTGCACAATCTTTTGTGGTGTATGCAAAGAATTACAACCATGCTTGTGATGAAGCAAGCATTCAGTTTTGGGCAAAGAATCGTGATACTATCGAAGTTAAGATAGACGGCTATTCGTTCAAAGAAGTTAGATAAATACAAAGAGCGCGAGGTTGGTATATGGGTTGTGCCCCAGCCTTCCAAGCTGTAGAAGCGGGTTCGAGTCCCGCACCTCGCTCCAATCTTTCATTATGAGGTAACACTATGTCCATTTGGTATATTATTCTTTTCACTGTTCTGGCAGACGGTAAGGCTACCGTTGATACCAGATATCCTAACACTCCTGAATACAATAACGAGAAGACTTGCAATGAAGTCGGCAACTTTCTTATGGATGAAGAGCAGACTAAGATTGGCACGAATGCTGGTATTGTCTATTACATCTGTAAGGAAATTACCGGCGAAGAAATCAAGAAGGCAACTAGCAAGACTGGAAGCGGTACCTAATGAATAACTTTACTCTAGATGAGTTTATTGAGAATGAAGATGGTAGTGCGACTATTTCCGTGACTATGGATTACGATACCCTTTTAGTGTTTGCGCGAAAAGGTATCATGGCCACTCTTATTGAATCTGCTAATAAGATTATTGAAGAACAGGAAACTAAAGAATGAAGGTTAAGATCGGCGGATATCCTGATACTTGGTGGACTTGTCAAATCCATTCTAACTATATGGACAGGAAGTATGGTATTGAATGGAAAGAAAGTGAAACCAAGTTTGAAAAGTTTCTAGAAAAACTTGAATCTGCTATTCGGTGGTTCTATAACAATACTGTAAATCATGTTGTGAAGCATCGTAAGCGCAAGATCAGTGTTCGTATTGACCGTGAAGATACTTGGAGTATGGATCACACTCTAGCATACATCATTCTTCCTATGCTCAAACAATTAAAGGCCACAAAACACGGCAGCCCTTATATTGAACCTGAAGATATTCCAGAACATATGCGTTTGACTGAAAGAGAGACTGCTGTTTTTGATCACGGCTCTTATGATAAGACTCTAAACGCAACTGATGAAGAGATTGAAGCGGCCAGTGAAAAGTTTCATGCCCAGTGGATCTGGGTTCTTGATCAGATGATTTGGAGCTTTGAGCAAGAGATTGATGAAGAGGACGATTATAAGAATTACTATGATCCTTATGAACCAGGAGAAATCGTTGAGGGAGATTCTCTCTTCAGTAAAGAAGAGCGACTGAAGACCGGCAAGTTTAATGCTGAAAAGTGTAAGGCATATAATGAGCGTAAGCAACTTGGATTCACGCTGTTCGGTAAGTACTATCAGAATTTGTGGGATTAAGATATGAAGTGTAACACCTGTAAGGTTGAGTTTGAGGATTTGACTGGACGACCGCCTATATTTGGTGTTGGTTCTGCAATGCTATATCTGAAAGATGATGATTACTACATTCTCGCTTACTTTGGTTCAAAATATGACATGCAAAGATTTGCTCTCAAGAAAGATAAATATGAGACAGGCATTGTCTGTGATGATTGTATTAGTAAATTTATAAAAGATGGCAAAGCCTGGATGATAGAAGACGGAGTATGGTAAACCCCTTATAAGGAATAGAGCTATGACATATCAGACTATTTCCGAAGAGATTATAAAGCAAGCGGCAGAACTATCCGGACCTAACAGTAGCTTCCACACAGCACTAAAATATGCAGATGACTATAGACAAGCAGGATTAAACCCTGTATACTATACAGACGATGAAGAGAAAATGGTATTCGTCACTACCGAAGAAAAAATGAACGGCAATGTATTCCATTAAGGAGAGACTATGAATATTCTTGAAACTCAGTTCGTGCAGCGTGCCTATGATGGTAAGTGGGAAAAGCTTGCCAAAGTTATGGACTACGATAACAAGTATGTCTATAAGAGCGAGTCAGGATCAAACCTGACTTATATTCCAACTAAGTGGATGACAGTTGGTGTTTATGACATGTTAGTGGAACTAGAGTGATGGCAGTAAATGTAAAGATCATTAAGTTGATCACGGGTGAAGAATTGCTTGGCGAAGTTGCCGACCATCATATTGAGGATAACATTACTCTTAAGAATCCTGTTCGTATCGTTGTGATGCCAAATAAGATTGATCCTAAGACTCCAAACATTGGATTTGCTCCGTGGGCAGAATTTACTGATGATAAGACTTTTGTGCTTGACAAATCCCACATACTTGCTATAATGAACCCTATTAAAGAGTTCGTCAATCAGTATAATTCCATGTTTGGCGGTCTTGTTCTTCCTACAGGAAATCTTATAACCCCAGGAGCATAATGTCTGACTTTTATACCAACGTACAGGTTTTCGGTTCACGTATTCTGTATCGCGGCGTTGAAAACGGTAGGAAAGTTCGTCGCAAGATCGATTACTTTCCTACCTTTTTTGTTCCCGCTAAAGAGACTACTGAATGGAAAACTATTCATGGAGAGTATGTTGCGGAACTGAAGCCCGGCAACATACGTGAAGCCCGAGACTTCATCAAGCAATATGAAGATGTTGATGGGTTTGTTGTATACGGCAACAACAAGTATGAGTATGCTTTCATTGCCGACTCTTATCCCAAAGAAATTGATTGGGACCTTCAGCATATTAACATTACCAATATCGATATCGAGGTAGGTTCAGAGAATGGCTTTCCTGAACCCATGAGTGCATCTGAACCAATCACAGCAATTACATTCAAGAACAAAGACAAGTTTGTGGTCTTGGGTTGTGGCATCTTTCAGAATAAGCGCGATGATGTTTGGTACATTCAGTGTCGTGATGAAGTAGACTTGCTCAAGCGATTTTTGGACGAGTGGACTTTTGATTATCCAGATATCATTACTGGTTGGAACGTGAAGTTCTTCGATATTCCTTATCTTGTTAATCGTATCACGAAGTTACTTGGCGAAGCTGAGGCAAAGCGTCTATCGCCTTGGATGAACATTGATCAACGTACCGCCACTGTGATGGGTCGTGAACAAACCACATTTATACCTACTGGCATCGCAACCTTAGACTATATTGAACTATATCGTAAGTTTGCACCTGGCGGAGCTTCGCAAGAGAGCTACAAGCTGGACGCTATTTGTAACGTAGAGCTTGGCGAAAGAAAGTTATCGTATGAAGAATATGGATCACTGCATACTTTGTACAAAGACAATTACCAGCTATTCATTGAGTATAACATTCGAGACGTGGAACTGGTAGGTAAGCTTGAAGATAAGCTCCGTCTAATCGAACTTGCCCTCACTCTTGCATATGATTCCAAATCAAACTATGATGATGTGTTCGCTCAGGTTCGTATGTGGGATGCTATCATCTATAACTATCTTCTCAATAGAAAGATGGTGGTACCTCCAAAGACGCGCAATCGTAAAGATGAGGCATACATTGGTGCCTTTGTTAAAGATCCGCAGATTGGCGAACATAAGTGGGTTGCATCTTTCGATTTGAACAGTCTATATCCACATCTTATTATGCAGTACAATATCAGTCCAGAAACTCTCATTCAACCAGAGAACTATGATGGTACGATTCGCGAGTTCCTTCTCAACAATACAGTATCAATCGATTCTTTGTTGAATCGAGAATGTAATACAAGCGTTCTTCAAACAGCAAATGTGACACTGACTCCTAACGGCCAGTTTTTCACAAAAGAACGTCATGGGTTCTTGCCTGAAATTATGGAGACAATGTACAATGACCGCAGTGTGTACAAGAAGAAGGCTATTGAAGCTAAGAAAGCCCTTGAAAAAGAAACGGATAACTCAAAACGGTTTGAGATTGAAAAGAGGGTTGCAAGGTTTAACAACCTCCAGCTTGCGAAAAAGGTTTCTCTTAATTCAGCTTACGGTGCGTTAGGTAACGAGTTTTTTCGATTCTTCGATGTTCGTCAAGCTTCTGCCATTACAACAGCTGGTCAGCTTTCTATTCGATGGATCGAACACAGAATCAATGAGTGGATGAATAATCTCCTCAAAACAAAGGATGGTGATTATGTCATTGCGTCAGATACGGACTCGATTTACCTTTCGCTTGATAAACTGGTCAGCGAAACTATTGTTAAGCAGAAGCCGAATGCAACTACAAGAGAAATCATCGCCTTCATGGATAAGGCGTGTGAAGATAGGATCCAACCGTTTATTGACAAGGCTTATTCTGAGCTTGCTGAGTACGTAAACGCATACGAACAAAAGATGCAAATGAAGCGTGAAGCTTTGGCAGATAAGGGTATCTGGACTGCCAAGAAACGCTACATCATGAATGTATACAATAACGAAGGTGTTGAGTATGCAAAGCCCAAACCTAAAGTGATGGGTCTTGAGATGATCAAGTCTTCCACTCCTGCATATTGTCGCAAGATTATGTGGGAAGCAATTGATGTTGTTCTAAACGGTAACGAAGACAAGCTGATCGGTATGATTGAAGCATGGAAAGATGAGTTTAGAACTCAGAACATTGTTGATATTGCTTTTCCTCGTGGTGTGAATGGACTTAAAAAGTTCTCGGATCCGCAGAGGGTATTTGGTAAAGGTACACCAATTCATGTTCGTGGTTCTCTTCTATATAACAATATGATCATGCGTAGAAAACTCGACAAGACGTATCCTCTTATTCAAGAAGGTGAGAAGATTAAGTTTATCTTTTTGAAAGAACCAAACACTATTCAAAGCGATATCATTGCATTCCCAACTATAATGCCAAAAGAATTGGAATTGGATCAGTACATCGATTACGATACACAGTTTGAAAAGTCTTTCATTGATCCTCTTCGCATTGTGCTTGACAGTATTGGATGGAAAACTGAACAAGTTTCATCCCTTGAAGATTTCTTTTCATGATTAAACAGTATTGAGGTAGATATGACAGACGATAGAGATTTTGACCAAATTATGGAAGATATTGTATCACAGCGTAATCAACCATATATTCAAACTGTAAGGCGTACCTGGGGAACGTGGCATGTTCTTGATGTTGATCAGGGATACAAGGTAAAGCGCCTACACATTCTTCCTGATCAGGCAATCTCACTTCAATACCACAATCATCGTTCGGAACATTGGACGATTGTACAGGGTGAAGGCAAGGTCATCGTTGATGGTAATATCTTTACTATTAGTAAGGGCGAATCATTTCATGTGCCTCGCATGGCTCTACACAAGATTACGAATACTCACCTTCATGAAACTTTGATTGCGATTGAAGTTCAGATGGGTGATATATGCAGTGAGGACGATATCGTTCGCTGCTAAATACGGCGTCAAGGAGAATCTTGACGATAATCATAATATTGGAGAATCAATATGAGTAATATGTTTAACTCCCTACTAAAGGAGATTGATAATGAATACGCAGGAATCGCAGACGAAGGCGTGGAAGCTGGTGATGTTACTGGGTTCATTGGTACCGGCAGCTATAGTCTCAATGCTTTGCTTTCTGGTAGTATTTACGGCGGCCTTCCTGCTAACAAGGTTACCGCGCTTGCAGGTGAACCTTCAACCGGAAAGACCTTTTATGCGATTAACATCGTCCGACAATTCCTCAGAGACAACGAAACAGGATTCGTCTTCTACTTCGAATCCGAATCCGCAATATCTAAGCAAATGCTGGCAGATAGAGAGATTGACACAAAGCGAGTTGCTGTTGTGCCGGTCGCAACTATCCAAGAGTTCCGCACTCAAGCCGTAAAGATCCTCGACAAGTATATTGAAAGTAAGAATGAAAAGGATCGTCCTCAGATGCTCTTTGTTCTTGACTCACTTGGCAATCTTTCTACTACGAAAGAGATGGAAGATATTGCTGATGGTAAAGACACGCGCGATATGACACGCGCACAGCTTGTTCGTGGTGCTTTCCGTGTTCTCACTCTAAAGCTTGGCAAGGCCAAAGTTCCTCTCATCGTGACAAATCACGTTTATGATGTTGTTGGTGCTTATGTCCCAACTAAGAAGATGGGTGGTGGTTCTGGTCTTGAATATGCTGCGTCTACTATTCTCTTCCTGTCCAAGAAGAAGGACAAAGACAAGTCCGATAACTCCATTACTGGTGCTATCATCACCGCAAATCTCAAGAAGGCGCGTTTGACAATCGAGAATAAGAAGGTCGAAACTCTCCTTGACTATGCAACTGGTCTTGATCCATACTATGGTCTTCTTGACCTCGCAGAGAAGTTTGGTATCTTCAAGAAGGTAACAACCCGTTACGAACTTCCTGATGGAACTAAAGCATTCGAATCAGCAATCGAAAAGAATCCTGAGAAGTATTTCACTAAGGATATTCTCGACCAGATTGACGAAAAGTGTAAGGATGAGTTCCTCTATGGCAAGTCTAATGTTGCAGCAGTGGAGGAAGAATAATGAGTTTCCTTGAAAAAGCTAATGACAAATACGGTGCTATCTTCATGGTTTGTGCCGCAGTAACTCTAATACTACTTCTATTTGTCGGTGTTGGCATTGCAATTCTGACGAATGGTATATTTCTTTTGTTGTTTCCATTAGGATTCATCTACATGCTGTATAAGACCTATCGTGAGGGAGATAATCAATGATTTTAGGTGTTGATTTTCGTTTCAGTGAAGTGTATAATACAGAGACTTCAGCAATTGAGTTGCTGACGGAAGCTTACAAGGGCATCATCTATCGTTATACAAACGTTGGTGTTCGTGAGAATGAGGATGACACAGCCACATTGCGATTTGCATATGAGATATTGTCACCTGGCAAATTTAAGGAAGACAAGCTTCGTGAAGATGAGTATTTTCAGCAGCACCTTGGATTAGTTCTCAATACCTTAATCATTGATATAGCGGAGATTGATAGTGCAAATAGAGAAGGTAATTCTGAAGAATCTGTTGAAGAACGAATCGTATATGAGGAGAGTTCTTCCGTTTCTGAAGACTGAGTATTTCAGTGATGAAGTGGAAAGAATGATCTTTAACGAGATTCATGATTTCACTTTGAAGTACAACAATCTTCCTACTGCTGACGCACTTTTGATTGAGGTAGATTCTCTACGAAATCTAACTGCTGATCAAGCCAAAGCTGCCAGTGAAGTGATCAAAGAAATCCAAAAGGATGCTGTTGACACTAATGGTGACTGGCTTCTTGATTCGACTGAAAAGTTTTGTCAAGAGAAAGCAATCTATAATGCGATTATGCAATCTATCGAAATTATGAACAACAAGAATGGCGCTCTCACGAAGGGCGCCATTCCCGATCTTTTGACACAAGCTCTTGCTGTGACATTCGATCCTAACGTTGGACATGATTATTTCGAAGAGTTTGAAGAACGATATGAGTACTATCATCGTGTCGAACATAAGCTTCCTTTCGATCTAGAATTCTTTAACAAGATTACCAAGAATGGTTTTAGCAAGAAGACATTGAATATCTTTCTTGCAGGTACTGGTGTTGGTAAGTCTCTGACTATGTGTCATATGGCTGCTGCTAATATCTCACAAGGTAGAAACGTTTTATACATTACTATGGAACTTGCAGAAGAAGAAGTTGCAAAGCGCATCGATGCCAATCTAATGAACATTGCAATTGATGATCTTTTAGTTCTTCCTGAAGACATGTATCTTAAGAAAGCTGCTGCACTTAAGAACAAGTCCAACGGTAAGCTTATTGTAAAAGAATATCCAACTGCCTCTGCATCCACTCTTCATTTCAAATCATTGCTGAATGAGTTGAGTTTGAAGAAGTCTTTTGTTCCTGAAATCATCTACATTGATTATCTTAACATCTGTGCATCTGCTCGTATCAAGCCTGGTGGTAACGTGAACAGTTATACCTACATCAAGAGTATCGCAGAAGAACTGCGTGGACTTGCTGTTGAGTTTGAAGTTCCCGTTGTGTCTGCCACTCAGACAAATCGTCAGGGCTTTGATAACTCAGACGTTGATCTAACAAACACATCTGAATCGTTCGGTCTACCTGCAACCGCTGACTTTATGGCTGCTCTTATTTCTACAGAACAGCTAGAACAGTTAGGACAGATTATGGTAAAGCAGTTGAAGAATCGTTATGCTGATCCTTCATCGAACAAGCGGTTTGTGATTGGTATTGAAAAGGCAAAGATGAAGCTATTTGATGTGGAACAATCTGCACAAATGGATATCGTTGACAGTGGACAGACCTCTAGTATCTCTAAAATTCCTCAAAAACAATTTGGTAATACAAAGGATAAGTTTAGAGGATTAAAAGTATGATAGCAAGGAGAAGAAGTGAAATGAAGTACAATGTTATTGCGTTACGGACTGAGGACAACGATTATATCTGGTGTGTTATGGAACAAGATACCGAACAACTCATTAGAGCATTTGAGTTTGAGGACGATGCCGACAGCTATTGTGAATTTCTAAGCGCGGGTGGGGCATTTGATGGGTTCACTCCCAGCTTCATTTTGCAGGAAGTTGCAAATTACAGAGATATCAACCGTGAGTTTAGTGCTATTCTCCACGAATGACGGTCGGAAAGACCATGAAATAATCCACAAATAACGTGGAGGAACGGGCTGGAGACGGGTCTAGGAGCGGGTTGGAGCAATCATACCCCGTGCCAGAACCCCGCTCCAGCCTGCTCCTATTGCGTCTGGACAAGTTCTAATAAAATCAAGCACTTAGCTCATTATCAAAACCCAATAAAATCAAGCACTTAGCACTGCGACAGGTTGTCGCACTTTTTTGTTGGTCGCGACCCTTGAAATTCGACCTTGTCATACTTATCTATAGTATATGAGAAGGAAAACTACTATGGCCAGACTTCATTTCGTGGAACGTCAAGCTTTCCGTAATGCCGTAGAGACCCTTTGGGACACGCGGAAGTTGTTTTGGGATGACCTGCGTTATGACCATCGCGCCCGCAACCAGATGATTGCCAATGAGATCCGCAAGTTAGGATATGACGAAGTGACTTGGGTTCGGATCGGGAACCAAATTCAAGCTCAGGTTTACCAGTAAGTCATGCATTCCGCGCATATCAGTGTTGCGTTTATCGCTCTTGAAAAACCGACTTGCCGATCTTATCTATAGTATATGATGACGGAGAACACTATGACCCTCGCTGAACACCTCGCTGCCCTCAATGCTGAGAAGCGGTCTTGGGTGGCTGAAGATCCCGATAACCGCTGGACTGGTCTTTATGTCGAGGAACTCGATTTCTGGGCTGAGATGGGCGTCACGACCGTGGCTCAGTTCAAGCGATACGAAAACGAAAGTTTCTTCTGGGAGATGTACAAGGATGTTACGGGTTGTCGCCCGCGCCACATCAACCTCAAGGACATGTCCGACGAGGAACTGGAACACGAGATTAGCCTTCTCAGCCGCATGATGGAAGACGAGATCAAGCGCGAGGAAGAGTGGCGCGCTCAGGAGATGATCTACATTCAGGAAGACGCTGAGGAAGAGAACATCAAGCGCGATGAAGCTCCGCTTCCGATTGACTATGTGGCTCACAACTATCAGGATGGATGGCTCTAATGGCCCTTGAAATTTTTGTCCGCGTTTCGCTCTTCATTGCAGTGATTGCATATCTTGTCTGGTTCTGGTCAACGATTTATTCGTGGGTGCTCTAATGCTTAGATTTCTACTCGGTATGGTTCTGGGCGCTTCGGCCACGACTGGTCTTGGCTTACAGATTGTGATGGGCACCATCGGCTTCGGCTTCATGGCTTGGGGCTTCTATTCAATGCTTATGCATGGGGAATTAGAATAATGTTTATTCTGGCATACGAATCGACCTATGAAAACCAAATAATCTTGGGTGTATATTCGTCCCTTGATACCGCTATGATTGCGGTACAGCGATATACTCGGGATTGCTCGGACTCAATTTTCTACCGTGATCTCGTTATCCGTCAGTTTACCGTTGATGCGGAACCTGAAATGGATACTGGAATTGTAGTGTGGAGCAACTGGCGTGAGGAAGAATAATGTTTAGCACCGATAGAAATGCCTATATGAATGGCTTTCACATGACCTTCGCAAACGGTTGGACTGTCTCGGTTCAATTCGGCAAGGGCAACTATATCTCGGATCGTGATCATCACGGCCAGAGTGTTGATGCTGAGATTGCCGCTTGGGACAAGGATGACAACTGGTATTACTTTGACACCGAAAATGGTAAGGTCAAGGGTTGGGTTAAGGCTGATGAGGTCGCGGACTTCATGGCGATGATAAAGGCAAAGTAAATGAAAGTTTATGCTGCGGTTGGTCTAACGGCTCGATTTGATTGGGCTTCTAGATCCGATATCAAAATTCTCGGCTACTACAAAACGAGAGAAGGCGCCGAGAGAAAAATTACAAAGATGAAAGAAAGTAATTCATGGTACATGGACTGGGAAGAGTTCGGTATTGATGCAATTACAATTGAGGACTAAAACTAATGGACATTAAGATCATCGGCAAGGCTAAGCACATGTGTAAGGCGGAAATCAAATTCGCTACCGCATTCTTTGCCAACTATGTGATGGGTGAGCGTTTAGCCAAGAACCTTGATTTCGAAATCCGTATCGAGGATCAGGGAAAAAATGAGGGTTGTTGCAATCCTCTTGATGCTGAACGGCGTCCTCGTTCCTTTGAGATTGGTATTCGTCCAGGAATGCAGAGGTATAAGATGCTCCAATGCCTCGCGCATGAGATGGTGCATGTGAAGCAGTATGCCCGTGGTGAGTTGTCTTCCGAGTTGATCACCGCAAAGTGGCAGGGAAAGACCTTCAAGTTGACTAACTCAATGGAAGATTACCTTAACTGGCCTTGGGAAGTGGAAGCTTACGGCCGTGATCGTTCGCTCTACCTGTTCTATCAGGTATTGTTGAAGACCGAAAAGGTCAAGTTTAAGAACGGAAAACTTTACATCGGTGGAAAACTGATGCGTTTCAACAAGACTTGACAAACCTATTGGATAGTGTTAATATATAAACATGATGACAAAGCAACGGAATATTCAAGTCGGTGATCTGGTTCATGTTCGTACGGAATACAAGTACGGTGCACGACACAGTGTCTCCATCAAATCTGGAAAGATAATCAAAAGTGAGCGACATGACCATAAAGATACTTTTCGTTTATACACTGGCAATCCTCAGTATCCCGTTTCTGTTATCGCATATGAACGGGTCACCGGTCTTAAGCTTCGCGAGGTCGCGTAATGGTTAAGGCTCGTATGTCTAAGCCCCAAAAGAGTGTTAGGCGCCGTATTAAATCGATTCAAAATCAAATGTCTATTTGTAATAGACAAAGAAAGTCTGGCGTCACTGAGGATTATGAAGCCTATTTACTAGGCAAATTAGATGTTCTACTAGAAATGGAAGATTTTTTATATTGGCTAGAAGATGAGGTCGCTAATGGTTAGGTCTTATGATGTAGACTTTTATATTCTTGACAATCAGATCGGATTCATGCTATACTGCTTTGAAGAAGATGATTGTGTATGGGAACAGTTCTACCGTAACTCGGATGATGCTCACTTTGTGGGTCATAAGTTTCTTGACGGATGTTATGTTGAGGGTTATATCCTTGAGGATGTAGCATAAATAAAGATTCATGGCTCCGTAGCTCATCTGGACAGAGCAACAGACTTCTAATCTGTGGGTAGCACGTTCGAGTCGTGCCGGAGTCGCCAGCCCCCTTATCCCAGCGGTAGAGGAAGAGGACTTAAAATCCTTATAGGGTCAGTTCGAATCTGACAGGGGGCACCAATCAAGCGCCTATAGCTCAATGGTTAGAGCTGACGGCTCATAACCGTCTGGTTCCGGGTTCGAATCCTGGTGGGCGCACCAAACAATGAGGAAAAGTAATGAGAGTCCAAATGTCTGTTTTTCGTTCCGATGATATGGATCTTAAGGCTATTGTATATTACAATCCTCATAATGATCAGTATGAAATCGATTATTGTAAAAATGGATTCTTAGTAACGACCGAATCATATCAAGATCGAGGTCTCATTTACCACGAAGATGCCGCTGAGAATTATGTATATGGAATCACAACTCTTGAAGGTAAAATGTCCTAAATGTAAGAAGACTTTCAAAGGAGATGATTATATCGATGCTCTTTTGAATTGTCCATATTGGACATGCGGCTTGAAACAATCTACAGCGAATAACGGAGTGGGTGTTGGTACACGGGAGGGCCTTATAATCCCTTTAGCACTAGATTAGTGTTCTTGACTTGGTTCGAATCCAAGCACTCCGACCAAATTAGAAAGATGATGATGATTACGAAGATGGAAATGAATATCGGTGAGATTTTGGATCTTGCTGCTTGGCTTGAAAAGCACGGCCTTAAGCGGACACACCGAGTTGTAATCGAACAGGAATGTGGCAACGGTATTGGTACCGCAACACAGGCCAGAGTTAAGACTACTGAATCGGAAGGCATCTTTATTGATATCACCGATTATGATGTATGGTAATATATGCGAGTGTGGTGAAACGGTAGACACAGTGGTCTCAAAATCCACCGCGTAAGCATGGGGGTTCAAGTCCCTCCACTCGCACCAAACAAAGAAAGCAAAATGAGTAGCATTTTTTACGGAGAACCCAAACAAAAGTTTGTAGGAAACTATAGAGAATGGAATGGCACTTCTCTTGATGAGAGTAAGTATTATACAGATTTAATCTATCCTCATATTGATCATGCATTAGATCATGTGACACTAGATGGACTCTATATGGAATTTGGAGTGTACACTGGACGCTCATTGAGACACACCGCAAAGAGATTGCCTAATAAGACTATTTACGGTTTTGATGTGTTCACTACAGGTTTGCCAGAATCTTGGCATTGTGTGCCACAAGGTATGTTCTCTATACCTGTTCCTGTCTTTGAGGAAAAAAATATTGAGTTGGTCGTTGGTTTATATGATGAAACATGTCCAACATTTCCTAAATCGAATGTGGCATATATGCATATTGATTGTGATTTGTATAGTTCGACTAAAACAGTGTTTGACAACTTTGCCGACTATATTGTTCCTGGAACTGTAATTGTGTTTGATGAATATTACAATTACGGAACTTATCAGGACCATGAATACAAGGCATTTAAAGAACTTTTAGAATTTCGAAAGTTGAGTTGTATTCCTTTAGGTGTTGTCGAAACGGAAGCAGCATGTCCCGCTTCTTTTCTCATAACTTAAAAAAAGGTTGACAAAACTTCAATGTCCGTCTAAAATGTATATAAATAGAAATAACACTACAGGAAACAAATGAAACACCGTTATTGCCCCATTGCGAATAATCAACCAAAAGGTCGTCCATCATGGGCAGACAACGGGGGTTCTATGATTTGAGTCTTGTTACAGACTTAGATTCTTAAAGAACCCCGATGAGGAAACTCTCGGGGTTTTGTTATGCGCCAAATGCATAGCAGCTATGCAAAATAAAACATTGAAAAACAGACTTGCAGGCATTATCTATAGTATGTGAGAGATTGAGAGAAGGAGGGGCGATGCTTCACTTCGTAGGGTTTAAGGGCGACGAATACCTTCGGGCTTGTCGCATTTTCGGACTACCAGATTTCATCCATCCGGGATGGGATCTTCGTGCTCGACGGGAGATAACTCCCGATGATACCGTTGTCTTTGCTACTGGCTCTTTTAATCAGGAGCCGCGTAGTCGGTCTTTTAGTGACCTCAAGGAATAACGGTCTGCTGATTTACATTGTTAAGTTCCTAGAGATAACGAAAGTTATCTCTTCCGAGACACACCAGACAGGACGACAGGTTGGTTCGAAACGTCTGCGTCCGATATTAGCTTATCGAACTAAACTAGCTGGTGTGTCGCGGAAGTGATAAGTTTTATTCCCTTGGAGCCGGGTTGGTACCGGCACCTGACTGTTAATCAGGCCGTTATAGGTTCGAATCCTATTAAGGGAGCCAATATGCGGGTATAGCTCAGAGGTAGAGCGTCACGTTGCCAACGTGAATGTCGTGGGTTCGATCCCCATTTCCCGCTCCAATATGCGCCAGTAGCTCAGTGGTAGAGCAGGGGTCTCTTAAACCCAAGGTCAAGAGTTCAATTCTCTTCTGGCACACCAATTAAGGTCTTGTAGTGAATGGATATCACACCTCTCTGTCTAAGAGGAGTAACGAGTTTGAGCCTCGTCAAGATCGCCAATAACAGCCCACCTCTTGACAATGTGGGTGCCTGACATACGGGCTTGGGGAGAGATATAAAGTATTAAGGTATGAAACTCCTCCACCATTTAGTACGCCGAGCATCCTTCGGGATACGCTGGGTAGGGTTGACGGCACCCTCGCAGTACGAAAGCCGTTATCTAGGTGTGGCGAAGTCTGGTATCGCACTTGCCTTGGGCGCAAGGGGCCGCAGGTTCGAATCCTGCCACCTAGACCAATTCATGAAGTCTGAGTTGTGGGTACACTCGTAGTGGCACAAGTAGCTGAAGGAACCCTCGCCTAATTCTATCAGTGTGGTGTAGCGGTAACATGCCGGTCTCCAAAACCGTGCGTCTAGGGTTCAAATCCTTACACTGATGCCAATTAGAAGAGAAGGTAGCGGGCTGCGAACCTGCAAGAACATTCTGAGTGATCGCACACTCGGCATTAAGTATCCCATCGCCATTAGTGGCGATGCGTGGAGCTTCTCTTCTTCTTACTTGACTTTGCTAATTGCCTCGTCTATAATATAACAACAATCAACGAGGTAATGATGAAGCGAAGCGCATTCGAAAAGATTTTTTGGGATTCAGTTGATGCTGGTATCAATCCACATCCTGATACATATACAGAAGAAGAATTATGTGCATACAATCCTGCCGTGCCGCGTTGGTTCATTAAACAACATGTTGCAAAGCGGGATGCAAAAAAGAAAACGGGGTGCTGATGATAACGGAAGCATGCCGCCCTTGCAAGGCGGACGACAGGGTTCGATTCCCTGGCATTCCACCAATTCGATCTAACTACTTACGCCTGAAGCGCCAGTTGCTTGAAACTGGATGACGTTATCAGGATTAGTCGATGAAATGTTAGAAGACATTCGCGCCAATACGTGCGGCGCAGCAAGTTTCGGGTAAGCGGCAACGACGGCGAGTTGCGGCGGACTGTAAATCCCCTGTCTAGTACTTAGTTGGTTCGAATCCAACCTTACCCACCAAATTATCCAGTATTCTAGAACAGACTGGAGAGACCTCGCAAGACTATCAGAGGGGAATGCTTGCTAATATCGGATTGCTTACCTCAATAAGCGCAATGGGCTAAACCGATAGGGTGTAAAGAATAAAAATTTGCCGAAAGGCATACGAAGCAGGCCTAGGGGTCGGTAGAAATGGCAGGGCATGAGCCCGTGCGCTCTGGGTGTAGAAATACCCGACCAATTAATTTACTGGCGCATAGCTCAGAGGTAGAGCACTGTCCTGATAAGACAGGGGTGGAAGGATCGTTACCTTCTGTGCCAACCATTTACTGCTGACTTGGAGCAATGTCGTATGAAATACGCTTCTTCTTTTTCTTTGTCGGTTGTGTAGGCTTAGGCACAGGCTTTACAATAGGCTTCTGCTTTGCGGCCTTAAGTTCTTTGTTGAGTTGATCAATAACAAGTCTTTGATCCTCAACCTTTGTATTAAGATAATCAACATCTTCCGTTAGAGTTGTGATCTGACCTTCAAGATCAGTCTTCTCTTTGATAACAACTTCAAGGTTATGTTGTGCTATCGATGCCTGTTCTTGATATTGCTTAGCCGAGGCATAATAGTTTCTCATTTCAAAGAAAAGGTAGAACGTTGTGAAAACTGAAATGGCACAAAGCAAAAGTAATAACAGTGTTGGCATAGTTCTAAGTCCTTTATTCATAATGCTAATCCTGTAGTAGACATTTAAAGTATATAGTTAATATTGGGAGATCGTCTAAAGGTAGGACGCAGGATTTTGATTCCTGCTATCTAGGTTCGAATCCTAGTCTCCCAGCCAATTGAACCCTTAACTCAGTGGTAGAGTAGCGGGCTTTTAATCCGTCTGTCCTGGGTTCGAATCCCAGAGGGTTCTCCAAATATGGTTCCATCGACTATCGGTTAGGTCAGGTCCCTTTCAAGGATCAGAGGCGGGTTCGACTCCCGCTGGAACTACCAATCAAGGAGTTATGATGTTCAAACTCACTTCATTATCTGCTATCGGAGCTAAGTCGTTGGCCAAGCAGTATGTGAGATTCGGTTACAAACTGGTCTCACAAATTTATGACAAGAAGAAAGAAGTATACATTAGTACATTTAAGTGATGCGGGATGGAGCAGAGGTAGCTCGCTGGTCTCATAAGCCAGAGGTCGTGGCGTTCGATTCCCACTCCTGCAACCAACCCGTTTTAGTTCAATGGTTAGAACGCATGTCTGTGGAACATGATACGGTGGTTCGATTCCACCACTCGGGACCACTTTGTTCATTCATTTGTACGCGAAGCGTCTATATGTACAAACAAGTGAACATTGCCGGGTCGTCTAACGGTAGGACGCATGACTCTGACTCATGCTATCGTGGTTCGAATCCATGCCTGGCAGCCAGAATAAATAAGTTAATGGAGCCGTAGCAAAACGATTAATGCGCGGGACTGCAAATCCTTGAGGTATCAGTTTGAATCTGATCGGCTCCTCCAATAATGCATTCGTATCCCCCTCCGCTACGAACGGAGAGAAAGGTAACTGGAAATGGTATAACAACTAATGCAGGTTCGAATCCTGTCGAATGCTCCATTAAAGGATAAAATTAATGAAACTTATTAAAACTTTAATTGCCACATCATTTTTATTTGCGGCAATACCTTCTGCTCATGCTACCGTTGCTTCCTGGTATGATTGTGTGAAACCAGGTGAATGTAGTAAGAGCAAGATAACGGCTAATGGGGAAAAGTTTAATCCCAATGCGTTAACAGCGGCGCATAAAACACTTCCATTTGGGACAAAAGTCCGTATTATACATAAAGGAAGATCCGTTGTTGTGAGAATTAATGATCGCGGCCCATTTATTAAGGGTCGTCATATTGATCTTTCCAGAGCTGCTGCTCGAAAAATTGGATGTCACGGAGTTTGCAGAGTGCAAATGGTTGTGATAAAATAATATATGTTAGAGGTTTGTGAGTGGACTGTATTTGACTGGAAACTCTCGTCAATCATAAAAGTGGAGGGCGTAACCACTATAAGAAATCGCATCGAATTTGGAAGGTTGGTAGAGTGGTCTATTGCGCTCGCCTTGAAAGCGAGAGAACCGAAATGTTTCGTGGGTTCGAATCCTACATCTTCCGCCATTTATGAGGGTGCATTGCCAACAAGCTTGATGGCTGCTAAATAGAGTAGTGTTTCCAACCCTTACCATTTACGGAGTTGATATGTATAAAGTCGAAATTGAAAATAATCTGGTGGCTAGATATGATAATGTTATACCAGATAATCTATGCGACAGTATTGTCAACTATATGGCAATAAATAAACCAGAAAAACCCGTTATTGAAAAGCAACCTTGGCTACAAAACGACAATCTTCCATTCCTTGATATTGAAAACAAAAGATTGCGTTGTCAAATCGATTCTTATAGATTCTTATTGAGTCAACTTGTAGGTAAACATTACAATACATTTGTGTATCCAAATTTTTCTGATATTGTTGTCTGGCGAACAGGCATGTATATGGATTTTCATAAAGATGATGGAAACGAAGGCCCAATGAAACACGCCTTCGCGCCTCGCAAGTATAGTATGATTGCATATCTTAATGATAACTATGTTAGCGGTGAAACAGTAGTTCGATTTGAAGATGGTAGTGAATATACAAATGTTCCTAAAAAAGGCTCAGTTTTCTTCTTCAAAGCAAATGAAGAATGCCTACATAAGGTTAATGCCATTTCAAAGGGCACAAGATACACTTATGCAATATGGTTTGCAACCAATGCTTTTGAATGTGAATGTGTAGATAGCCATTAACAATTTGGATAGATGGCCGAGCGGCTGAAGGCGCCAGTCTTGAAAACTGGAGAACAGAAATGTTTCGTGGGTTCGAATCCTACTCTATCCGCCACTTTCGGGACGAAGCCAGAGTAACTGAGACAACTGGCTTAATGAGTAACTGCTGGCAAAGCCGCTAAATGACTTTCTCAGGTCGTGCAGAGGCTCACGTACCCGATCTAATTAAAAGGAAAACAATATGAGTAAAGATTGTGGATGTGGAAGAAGTCCAACTGGAAAGTGTGTTGGATGGCATAACTTGACAAACGAAGATTATTCTGCTAAAATTAGAGAATACGAAAAGAAACAGTTGTCGGAATCTTCTCCTCAACTGCTAAAAGACTAAATGTGTTCTTGGTGAAGCTGGTGCTCACGTTTGCCTGAAGAGCGAAAGAACTCTGTTCGATCCAGAGAGAACACACCAAATTTCACTTATTATAAATAAGTGTATATACTATGTAGTATGTAACAAATACTTAAACGTGAAAAAAGGAATCTAAAAATGAAGTTCACAATTCTGTTCGGCGCAGTAGCACTAGCTGCGACTGCTTTCACACCACTTGCTCATGCCAGTGCCGCTCTTAGCGGTCTTGACAAGCAATGCTACAATATCCTTCGTGATGAATGGTCAAGCTGCAATAAGGGATCAGGTGCAGATAATAAGAATCTTCCTGATTTCAAGTTCAATATGAAGCATCGTGATAAGCCAGGAAAGCCTGACGATAACGACCATGGTAATGGCAACGGTAATGGAAATGGAAATGGCCATGATAACGGCCATGATAACGGCCATGGAAATGGCAACGGTAATGGAAATGGAAATGGCAATGGTCATGATAACGGCCATGGAAATGGCAACGGTAATGGCAACGGTAATGGCAACGGTGGCGATAATGGAGGCGACAACGGTAACGATGGCGACAATGGTAATGGCAACGGTAATGGCAATGGTAACGGTAACGGCGGCAATAATGGCGGCGATGGTGGTTGCCAAGGAGCTGGCGGCGGTAACTGCGGCATAGGAAACGGTGGCGGTGGCGGCAACGGAACCGGCAACGAAGGTAACGGCAACGGACCTGGCAATAACAACGGCGGCGGTAATAACAACCCTCGTCAACATAATAGCAATGATATAAATGGTTTTGATCCTTCCAGCGGTCTATACGGACCTGGGACGTAATGACAGATAAACGATAAGGGCTTCGGCCCTTATCTATGCCGCTGGGACGGTATTGGCTATCGTGCCCTCCTCATAAGGGGGATAACCCAGTTCGAAACTTGGCAGCGGCACCAAATTATAAAGAGAACAACAATGTACACATATAATTGCAAAGTTCTTAATATTGTCGATGGCGATACTATTGATATTGAAATAGACCTTGGATTCAATATCAAAGTTAAGGAACGTGTTCGTCTCCTTGGCGTTGACACTCCAGAAGTATTTGGACCAAACGCATCGCCGGGCGGTATTGTCGCATCTGATTTTACCAAAGACTGGATCCAACAAAGACAGGCTATCAACAACAAGTTTGTATATTATAGCATCAAATATAATTCTAGAGATAAGTATGGTCGAAGCCTTGGTGTTATTATGTGGACTGGGTCTTTTCAGTCTGAAAGCTTGAATGAAGCTATTATTGCATCTGGTAATATCAAGAAGTAGCAGCATTCTAAATACTTCACGGTCAATAAAGGCCAATAATGAGGTATTAACATGCTAAACACACTCGTTGTATTAGTTCTAGTCGTTGCCGTTCTCTGGGTTCTCTGGGAAATGTGGCAGAACGGTTGGGACCTTAAGAAGGGCGGCGCCGCTATCTTAGCTGCCATTGCTGCTTGGTGGGTATGGATCCACGATTCAGTAACTTCAATAGTTTCTGGAATGTAAATAAAGAACCGTCGTTGGCCCGTGACGGTATATAAATCCTCGGGGTGTAAGTTCCTGCCTTGACCCTTCCATAAGGAATCACTGATCGCAGTAACCGCTAACGGGCCTCCAATTTAAATGCCGATTCCGACGGGAATCGGTCGAGTGCAAGGAAATGGCTGGACGCAAAGACCGGCTAACTTGGCTAGATGGTGTGGTGCCCGCGCGTGATCTACGAGAGTAGAAGATGTGTCGTCTCCGACCAAGAGAATCTAGGCTGTCACGTTGAACAGGTATCTGGGCCGTGACTTGTGGGTGTACCCGAATCCCACCTCACCTTATTAATCAGTAGGAGCATAAATGCCAGGTCCATTATGGGAAGCAACTAGAGACTTACACCATGCTTGTGAAGCGCATCCTGTTGGTGCTGCTATGGCAAGTGGTAGTCCACCCATGAAATGGTATGCTGACTGGCTTTCCGCTCTTTACACTATACACTGGGAAGTTGATCAACATATTCCAGAAGTCATTCGTAGAACGGAAAGAGTTCAAAATGACTTGACATCAACCAACTGTCCTGCTAATATAATACGTGCTGCCAACAAATATACTAATTCCTTAATAACGGAAAAAGATATTGCGGGTGCTGCTTATGTGCTTACTGGAGCGCACCTGATGGGCGGTGAGATTATGCGTAGGCGTCTTGTTGGTTATCCTACCACTCATCTGGAATGGGATGATCGTAAGGCTGCACTTGTGGAACTTAATAAGTTTAGAGAGCGTGAAGAGATTGCAGAGGAATCTAAAAAGTGTTTTCATGCTCTTCTAAAAATTATGGACGAAATTAAGGCCGATTAGCTCAGTGGTAGTAGCGTCTCGTTTACACCGAGAATGTCGGGAGTTCGAATCTCTCATCGGCTACCAATAACGCGGATATGGTGAAATGGCAGACACGCTA